TATATAGGCTTTTTAGTCTATCATCCCTATATTTTCGCTATCCACTGCCCTTCGCTTTTTAGTAGTATGTGTTGACTAAACGGCTTCCCATCGCATGCCTTTTTTATGCCGTATGTGTCGCCACGAGGGGGGTTAAGTGTTATCTAAAAAGCGAAATCGTTCAAAAAATAAACAATCTCAACTTTTTAGGTTTAACGTGTTGAAAAAATGTGACATAAATTTTGCGAATTTTCGTCACGTCACGCCTCGGCGTTATTTTTGAAAAAAGGCACACGGAGAACCTAAAAAGTTATAGGGTAAGCGCAGCTGGTTTTTTAGGGTCTAAGTATTCTTAGTGTTCTACCAGCTGGTTTTTTAGGGTCTAAGTGTTCTTAGTGTTCTACCAGCTGGCTTTTTAGTTCTTAAGTGTTCTCAGCTACCACACCGCAAAAAGCATCCGAGCAAGCCTAACGTATTCTCAGCGACATTACAGCCCATAGCAACGCCTCCTAGGATTACGCAGACATTTCACCGCACAAAAAATCGCAGCCCTACCCACCCACCCTAAGAGACTGAGCGTCTTCGACTACTCCGTATATGTGTACTGAGCCTCCTTAGTTAGCGTCGCTCCTTCGTCGCTCCATTCGTGGACGTCGATAAGCTACGAGCGCGAGAAGGTACGGAGGGTTTGGACTGACTACATAGGGGAGGGCTCAGTTTTAAACGCACTACGCCGCTCGCAATTTTTCCAAATTTCCGAAAAACTAGGCTTTTTAGGTTATCTATGTCATTAATTAATCCTCTTCAACCGGCACCACACGAACCCAAGTACACAAAGTTCTCAAACGCCCTTCAACTGTTCTTACCCTACGGGGGTATTTGGACGGAGGGGTAAGCAGATTAATCGCAGGTGCGTAGAAAAATATTTTTCGCAGAAAAGAAAAAACCCCTAGAACCAAAGGAGAAGTTGACTAGGGGTGATAAACCAATTTTATAAAAAGGAACCAGCTTTCTTACTTAGAGAAGTAATCAGCAATATGAATACTACACCTCATACTATCGCTTGTCAACCATGTTATGGTACACTAACATCATTATAGACTAACAACTAATAAGGTAGTGCAATGCAAACAGTACAACTTAAACTCGAAGAAGACTACCACGATAGGCTGATGGTCTTTTGTAAGCGATGTGGTGTGACGAAAGCAGACGCTATTCGCTTTATGATAGACACGATTAACTTGGAGGAAGTTACCGATGCCGAATTTGACAGATGGTATGACACACGACCTGACCGTTGATCGTAAAGAGGGTGGTTTACCCGACCTATCCAGTATTCTCGCGGAAATCGACTTTGATCGTAAACCCATTTCGCATGGTGCGGCAGCGTTGCGAGGGGATTTTAACGTTGGGAAATGGGGTAGCTTAATCATTGAGTTGCTAGCCTATCCTGAGCAAGAAGATGCAATCCTCGCAGAATATGGGCTAACGCCTTATCAGTTTGAGACGCTCAAAGGTAATAAGCTATTCAAAGAGGTCTATCGTGAGGTAGAGAGTTCGCTATCAGCGTTGGCCGGGACAAATGGGTTCCAGTTACAAGCACGACGAGTGGCGGAGCAAGGCTTAACACGTTTAGAACACATGATAAATCATGGGGAAGACAAAGACGCCTTGAAAGCCATTGAGTTGTCAGCAAACCTGGCCAACCTTAATCCGGCCTTAATCGCCAAGACAAAACAGGAGAATGCGCAGGTGAATACGGGTGTGCAGCTTGTGGTGAATTTCGGCAATGGCTTGCGTAAGCCGGAGGCATTTAATGGCGCACAGACAATTATTGATGTAGAACCGGAGGATATGAATGGCGATAAGTGATGATAACAAAGAGGCACTGGTGAGCAGTGTGATTGTAGGGGTGGCGTTTGGGTTGTTCTTTGGGGCGTTGGTGCATTTCTATGGAAACTCGAACGCTAATGCATACATTGCAGGGATAATCTTCGCTGTGGTTGGGATGGCAAACGGCATCTTACTTACGTGGGACTTCGAGGAGGTAGAGGATGACAATGCCTGAGATGTATTACTACGACCCACGCAAGAGCGAGAAGGAAGAACGCATAGCCAAATATAAGCGTGAAATTGAGTCGTTGCAACATCGCATTCGTGAGCTACAACGCCTTATCGACAGCGAGGAAGAACGATGAGTCAGATAGTGATGCCGATGTATAACCCCTCTCCTACGGCCATTGAGTTCCATAACGATGATACGTTCGTACGTGGGGTGATAGCAGGCGTAGGGACGGGTAAGTCGGTGATGATGATCCAAGAGCTGTTGTTACGTGGATATTCACAAGCCCCCGGTGTAGATGGGGTTAGACGTACACGCTTTGGACTTGTGCGTGCGACCTATCCTAATCTTCGGATGACAACGGTTAAGACATTCGCCGAATGGGTAAGTCCTATGCTCGCGCCGGTGAGACAGACGGCCCCGATGACCGCACGGTTTAGTGGTGGGTTGCCGGATGGGACGAAGTTTGATATGGAGTTTGTCTTCATCGCATTGGAGAACGTGCAGGACGTACAGAAACTCAAGTCGATGGAGTTTACGATGATCTTCATCAACGAGGCACGAGAAGTAGCCTTCGAGGTGTATGATACGTGTAAAGAACGGGTAGGACGGTATCCGACATTAGACCCTGCGACCGGACGCGGTGGTTGTTCATACAGTGGCGTTATCTTAGATAGCAACCCTCCGTCGGAAGACCACTGGCTTGCAAAACTTGATTTAGACAAAGTTGAAGGAACGAAGATTTTCCACCAGCCGGCACCGTTCATTGAGGTTGAGCAACCGGACGGGACAATAGAGTATATTGATAACCCTGTGGCTGAGAACCTTGAGTATTTGAATCAGAAACCGATGGTTAATGACGTACCTTGGACGTTGGAGGAGCGACGGGCGTTCGGCTATCAATATTATCGCCGTATGTTGGCTGGTAAGCCTAAGCACTATATCGATACGGAGATTATGGGTAAATATGGTAGCAACTTCGACGGTGTGCCGGTGTATCAAGGCTATTGGAAAGAAGATATGGTTAGTGCTTACCAACTTAAACCGACCTTCGGGCAACCGGTGATTTTGGGGATCGATACCACAGGTCTAAATCCTGCGGTGGCGTTCGGGCAGATTGAGATGGGTACGTTGCTGATCAAGCATGAATTGCTCGCATTAGATTTACCGTTTGTACCGTTTGTTCGCGATGTGCTGATGCCGTTTATAGCGCAGCATTATCCGGGGTGTGATGTAGTGGCGTTTACTGACCCGGCCAACCCACGAGACAGTAACCACGGTGAAACACCGGTACAGGTGCTTCGCAAATATGGCATACAAGCGGTTAATGCCCCGACGAATAAATTTAAACCTCGTTTGGATAGTGTGATAAGTTTCTTGCAACGACGTGAAGGTTTGCTCATTGATAAGCGGTGTGAGAAAATCATTGGTGGCTTTCGTGGTGGCTACCACTACCGACCATTAAAAGTAGCTGGTATTGGGAAAACGTACTCTTCTGAACCGGTTAAAAACGAGTTCAGCCATCTCCATGATGCAGTCCAATACCTTTGTAATGGCATAAGACACGGCACAGATAATCAACAACAGCACCGCGCAATAAAACGACCACCGTCTAAGCGCGTGTATTAGGGGATCGAATGAAGATTAAAGAAGAATTAGGGCTTGCTCAGCGCATTCATGATAGTCGCAGTGATGCTACACTTGAGATCCAAGACCACTTAGCTCGTAGAGTAAAGCAGGACTTTGACGCAGCGGTTAGACATCGTAACACAGTAAGTTTTGGTGATGCTACTGCCGACGAAGTGTTGCATAGATGCTACAACCAATACTTCGGAGAAATCCCATGCGATATTAAGAAAGCGTTTGGTAATATGCCTAGTGTGAACTTATCGCAGTTGAAGATCAGTGCGTTAAATGCGTGGCTACGTGACTTGATCTTTGGTAGCGGTGGGATACCGTTTGCGGTAGAGCCAACGCCAGTGCCTGAACTGAGTGAGAGCATGGTCGAAGAAGTCCTCGTCAAAGTCAAAGATGTGCTGTTCGGAGGACAAGGTGAGATGCCTACGACACGAGCTGAGTTGCAGGAGCTAATCGACAAAGAGAAGTATGCGACCCGTGAGCTGATGATTGCCAAGGCGAAAGAGGCGAGTAAGCTCATGGAAACCGAGATGTGGGATCAGTGTGTAGAAGGTGGGTTCAAGAAAGCGGTGTTGAAGTTCTTGCAGGACTTCTGCGTGTATCCGTATGCGGTGCTTGAAGGCCCGACCCCTGAGATACGCACTCGTATGGTGTGGCAGGGTGATTCATTAAAGGCGAAAGACGAAGTCATCTATGCCGTCAACCGTGTAAGCCCATTCGACTTCTTTTGGTCTCCGGATAGTACCAATGCACAAGATGGGTCGTACGTCATTATCCGTAAGCGATACTCCAAACAACAGCTCATGAAGATGGCATCGTTACCGTCTTACATTCAAGAGAATGTGATTGCTGCGCTTGAACACTTCGCTAACCGTAACACAAACGTAAACTGGTTAAGCCCTAATCCGGAGGAAGGTGGGAACATTATCAGTTGGGATGGTAACTCTCCGCTTGAGGTGCTTAAGTATCATGGTGCGGTGAAAGGTTCAATTCTTAAAGAGTATGGGATTAATGGTGTAGAGGAGAACGAGTACTACGAGTGTATCATTCACACACTGGGACATTTCACGCTGAAAGTAATTATTAACCCTAACCCAAATGCAAACGTGCGTCCTGTGTTCGTAACGAGCTATGAGACGACCGGTAACGGCGTGATGGGGTTTGGTATTGCGCAAAAGATTAGAGACACTGAGCGAGCGTTTCATGCGTGTTTACGTGGAATGATCAAGAATATGGAGTATTCCTCCGGGCCTATTGGGGAGGTGGACTTTACACGGATTGCGCAGTGGGTTGAAGACGGTAAAGTCGGTGAGATAGAGCCTTACACGCTTAATCCTACTGACCCTGACCCGGTTGGTGGTGGCCGACCTGCGTATATGTTCCATAACTTCCCTAACTATACCGGGGCGTTGAGCAATGTATGCCAGTGGTTCATGTCATTGGCTGACATTGTTACGCAAATTCCTGCGAGTATTCACGGGCAACCGGTAGGTACAGGGGCTAATCGTACGTTCCGTGGGATGTCGATGTTGTATGGTAATGCTCTAAAAGGTGTTCAGAGTGGTATTACAAACTTTGATGAAGACGTTATTTCGCCGTTTGCTGAATCGTTGTATATGCTTAACTTGAAGTTTAACCCTAAGAAAGAGATTAAGGGTGATGCGAAGGTTGTAGCGCGTGGTGCGAGTGGCTTAATGGAACGTGAGTTGAAGAAAAACGACATGATCGAGGCAGCGCAAATTGTGATTGGCTTAGGCCAAACAGGACGAGTGCAACCGGGTACGTTGGATAAAGCGATTGACCGAGTACTTGAAGCCTTAGACTTGGCAGATGAAAACGCTGAGAAAGTATTAAGATCTATCATGGGAGAAGAATCTCTCGACTTAAGCCAGTTAGCCCCACCTCCACAGGGAGGCGTGACGCCACAAACCGAAGCAACACCGCAGACACAGCAAACGCCACAGGTGTAGTTTTCTAGTATGTTAGTAGTAATTTTCGAGTAAGTTGCTACTAACATAGAGATCGTGTAGAATTTAACTAATAACTCTATATTGGAGATTTCAAATGAGCTTAAACGGCCGTAATATGCAGGTGGGTGACATCGTCCATGACATCCTTAAAGGTGCAGGTAAAGTCGTAAATGACGGCGGTGGTGTACTTAGTGTCACCGTAGATTTCGGCGCCGGCGGAAAGATGTCATTCGCGCAAGACGGAACTTTCGGGGGTGTGCAGCGCCTTTATTGGAAGCAACCTTATATCTTCCAACCGGAAGGGCCGGATGACGAAGCGTATGAGTTGGCGCTTGACCTGGCGAAGAAAACGTACGAATGGGTTAAAAGCTATGAAAAACGTAAGAAAGGTTGCCAATAAAATACAACTCTTTGCGTGGAACAAGGTAATTGTGCCGTTCGCTGATTTGTTTAAGATTGAATGCGGATATTGTTGGTGGTGGCGCGGATTCTTCGTCGGTAGTACAATCACGACGATTTTATTTCTATTAACGTTGTAGGATACTCTATGTCTAACTGTAGTATTATTACTGGCAAAAAAGTTCACGCTGTAAGTCGAAGTTCTAACGCAGAAGAAACTAACCGTGCGGTGCTATTTGATAGCCTTTCCACCAACGCTGTAACTCACGTGGTAACTGTCGGTGAGTGTAAGGCTTTAAAGATTTCTACATTCGCTTTGCCGGCCGGTAAAAAGATTTTAGTTCACCGTGTCTATTTGGGCGGTGGCGTTATGCCGTTTGGTAGCGGATGCGCGTGCGGTGCAGACGAGGGTAAGTCAGCGATTGTTCAGTTGAGCGAACCACTTCGTATTCGCTGTTGTGATGTAGCGATTGACGGTTGCGCAGGGATGTTATTTTTAACGATTCCTGGTGATTACGTATTTGAGCTGGAAGACAAAACATTGTTAGGTCAGTTCGTGGCTTTAGCAGAAGAAGTGGAATGTTGCTGCTTACCGGAAAGTACGGTGATTGGCAGTCCGATTCCGACGGGTGGTATCGTCGGGGTAGAGTGTCCTAAAGGTGGCAATGGTAATGTACCTAAAGACCCTACACCTCCAAGTCCTCCCCCTCCGGAGAAACCTAAAGAGCCTGAGACGCCTAGACCTCAACCGCAACCGCAACCTGAGACACCTAAACCTCAACCTAAGCGGTCGAAAGTAGAGATTGAGTTCTTCGTGGATGAAGCGTCCGTTTATAAACTGAACATTGACGGGGAAGTAGGAACTAAAATACCTCGCGATGCGTTTGATGCGAAGATTAAAGAATACTTAGACCAAGGTAAAGAGTTAGTTACTACTACCTTCGTAGAAGACGAAACATTCTTAGACATCGACTATACGAAGTATTACTTAGTTAAACTTCGCACAGTTAAGCTGTCGAAAGTAATTTTTAAGCGCGTAATCTTACCAAAAGAAGGTAGTATCGCTGACCCTGTTACTACAACCCTAGGTGAAGTTACTGGAAAAGTTGGAGATGAAATTCCTAGAACTATTTATGATAACCAACTAAAAATTGGTGGCTATAAATTTGTTTCGAGTGATTTTATACCTCCGATGTATTTTGCGGATACTGAAACACCAAAAGTGTACACCATTACTTTGCAGGAATATGATTTTAACCCGGTGTGGGAAGATGGTAGCGCAACGGCTAATTTCAAATTCATTAAACAAGACACAAGACAAATTCTAAAAGAATTTAGCGTAATGGGAATTATAGGGAAGCCTGTACCAAGAACAAGATATGACGAAGTTTTGTTAGAATTGCAGAATCAAGGTTATACGTTGGTCTCAACAACGTTTAATTCTTCTAATGCTTCTAACCCTTCTAATATTTTCACAGGAGATTCTCGTGATGACTTTGAAATCATTATGAAAGAGGAAGTGGTACCGTTTGACCCTAATACTCCTCCACGTAAACCTAACCCGATAGCCCCGGACGGCCCTAATGACCCGATGGATCCACGATAGGAGATAATCATGGCGATTGAAATTGTAGATCAAAAGCAGACAACGAAGTTCTCTAAAGTGTTTATGGTTACACCGGGATATGTCGTGGTAATTTCATCCTTTAATTTTCGTTGCGCCGAAACGGATAAATACGGTGATGTAACACGCGAAGGCGACTGCGCCGTATTACATAAGATTGATATTGTAGGTGGTAAGATCCCACATCGGGATGGGTGCGTGGATTGCGAAGGGTGCGTGTTAGATTCAGTCGAATCGCAGATCGTATCCTCTGAACCTGTGGTACAATGTGGCGAGCTGTGGACGCATACACCGAATAACAATCTCACGGTGTTATCTGTTCCTGGCTATTATATGTTTGAGCTATGCGATGAAACTATGATTGGTTCAGCAATTATGCGTGTAGAAGAACTAACCGTGGCGCAAGCTCAGTTACTTCCAAGACCTTTATTTCACGGAGAGTAGAAAAATGGCAAGATGTGCGAAATGCGGAAAAATGGCTGGTATTCCATCCGATATTATGATGAAAGATACCCGTACCGGCACTAACCGTAAAGTGAAAACCGATGCGGATTTAGTTGGTAACAAAGCAATGCTTAAAGACCAACGTGGTATGAATCAAAAGAAATTAAGTCCGAAGAATCCGATTCGTGGCTAAGATTAAATTTGGTGCATTCGTACCAACGGATTTACAAGCTCGCACACTGTATAAAGTGTTCAGTGACCCTTCAACGTGTGCTGAGTTTGTAAACTTACTAACTTTAGCAAAAGAGTTTGTAAGTAAGGAGCAGGTTCGTTCAGCTCAGGCTTATGCTGTTACAAATGAGCAACCTGCGAGAGCGATGGCCCTACAGATGAAGGGTCAAGAACAGATCATCGATGATTTAATTGCGGTGATTAAAACAGTCAATAAATAAGGCACAAGTTTATGGCTAAACATCCATTCGCAGACCAAGCGCGCGCTCAGTTAGAGGCTAACGGCATTATATTTAATACTGATGGATCTACAAGCAAACGTGTAGATCAAACAACTACCCCACAAGAACCACCGGTTGCAGGTGAGATTAAAGCCCCTAATACGGTTATCGTTGGAGATAGTACCAACCCTGAAAACAATACAACCGCTCCGAATGATAACGGTGGTGGGGAAGATCCTAATAAGCTCCTAGAGCTATACCGTAAGCGCAATGCCGAATTAGAAGCGCAGGTCGCTAACGGTAACAAAAATACAGCTCCTTCCGCACGAGAGCTTGAGTTGGAGCAAGAATTAAATAATCTTCGCAGTCAAATGTCTTCACAGACACAGACTCAACAAGCAGATGCAGTACGTGAGTTATTAGAGCGTAAAGGTTTCGATAGTGCGAACGTTGATGATGACGTCTTGATCGAAATTCGTGATACGTTCGTGAAGCCGGTTTATGACAAGATGCTTACGTTAGAAGAACGCTTGTCTAAAACAGAAAACCGTGTACGTGAACCAACTGCGGAAGAACGCAGACTTGCGTTAAAGAACGAAACGCAAAATAAAATTTTCAAAGCTATTCCGGACTTCGGCGTTATTTTTAACTCTGAAGAATTCCAAAAGAAATTAGCTGAACCGGATAGCCGTTACCCATTTAAGACCACTTATGGTCATGCGTTACAAGACGCACTGGAAAGTGGGAATGCAGATTTTATCGTGGATGAAGTGAAAGCGTTCATCAGCGGTAAGGCACCGGCAGCAAATGCAATCGCTGATGTTGGTGCAACGAATGGTGTAGCTAAAACCGCTTCTACCAAGAAGGAGGAAGGGTTTACGTTCACCAATGAGGAAGCTGTAGAGATGCTACGTAAGCGTCAACGACGACTTATTACGATGCAGCAATATAGCGAGTATCGAGCGAAACTGGGCGCACATCGTTCCAGCGTTCAAAAATAAAATAGGAGAACATGATGTCTAATTTGAATGGGTTAGGTTCGGCGTCTGGGTATGGGAGTATCATGGATACTCCTCTCGCTACGAAAGGCTACCACTCCCAAATCATCGCCCGTGGTTGGGAAAAAGACATTATTGGGGAAATTGTTAACACCAATATTGTCTCACAGGCTTTTGACTGTAACCAAGTCGTAGAATTCTTATTGCAACCGGATGTCGGTGCGTGGAAGAACTACGAAGATAACCAAGTAATCAAACCTGATGAAGTGTCTTTAACTTCCATCCAAATGCGTTTATGCCACCAAGCATACAAAGCGTTGAAGTTTGACAACAACACACGTCGCAATATGTGTGAATACTGGAGTATGTTCGAAGATGCGTTCTTAGATTCATGCTACAAAGAACTTTCCGGTATGTGGCACGCCTTCGTACTAACCGGTATGGTGCTTGAAGCCCACCCAAATAACAAAGGTGCGAATGCAGGTCGTCATCGTTCGATCAACTTAGGTACCGTTGGTAAACCGGTGCGTATTACGCCAGCGAATTTACCGACTGAATTATTGAACTTACGCCAAGTCTTAGTACACCGTAGCCGTTGGGAAAACAACCAAATGTTCTTGATTGTTCCACCGGAATTCGGCAACGTATTAATTCAATCAGAATATCGCTTGGCAGCGGACATCGGTTGCTGTAAAGAGCCGTCTATGTTGTTGTCCGGTGAATTCCCAGGTCAATTAGCCGGTTTCCGTACGATTGAATCTATGCGTACACCAGGTGGTTACGACACCGCAGTGAACAAACAGGTGTACTACATCTTAGCGTTCCGTAAAGACGCGTATGCCTTTTATGGCGACATTACGGAAGGACGCATTATCGAAGATAAAGACTACTTCGGCTTCCAATATCAAATGGCAGCTATTTGGGGTGGTAAAGCAATCTTCAACGATGCAATCGCCGTGGCGTATTGGACTTTTGAATAAGGTAGGTAAAAATCATGGCAAACATTAATTTAGCTCGTGGTGGTGCATACCGTTATGAAAGTAACTACTTAGCTCCACACCAAGTATATGGTGAAAACATTAATCGTCCGGCGTTCCGTATCGCCGGTGAATATATGCACGGCTTTTTCACTGCCGGTGCATCATTCAACCCGTTGAACAGTATCGGCCAAGCAGAAGCGTTGCGTAAAGCGAATGTGAAAGTAGGCGACTACTTAGACTTGTTCGTTATCCCTGAGCATCATACTGTGGTCGATGTGGCTGCGTTGGTTATCCCAATGCAACACGAGCGTGGTTACTTCTTACCACCAAACAGTGATGGCTTAGTATTTACGTTAGAAGCTCACATTATTGACGCCAAAACCTTAGCGTATGAAGGTGATGTTGATCTCGTAGATCCTATGACCGGTATCACTGCGAATACCCACATGATGAAACGTACGGCGGTTAAACCGGCAAACGGTGGATACTTCGTTCCAACAGGCAAAGCGGTGAAATTAGTGTTGAAAGTAGAAGGTCTCCCGACCGATAAATTTACTTCCATCGCTGACGTAACCAGTCGCGTAGAAGTATCAGCGCACGTGTTCGACTACGAAGTACCGATGCACTTGTAATTGACGTACGAAAGCGCGGTGAAAAATCCGCGCTTTTAATCTAATTATATTGGAGAAAAATATGGCACAATTTAGTTCCACTGCTAACCCTACTGAAAACGTAGTAGCACCCCCTCGTGCGGCTAAAGCACCTTACTTACGTGACGCTTCCGGTACTATTTATTTATGGACTCCTGAATTAGCAGCGCGTGGTGACTTAGTGGCTGCGTATGATCCGGAATCACCTGAACGATTCGCGGACGACCAAAAACAAATTGAATTGAATCGTCGCTTGGAAATCGCGCAACAAAATGCGCAAGCGGAAGAAGCAGCGCGTATTAAAGCGGAGAAAGAAAAGTTAGAGGCTGAAAAGCAAGCGCACGAAGCAGAGAAAATCGCTGAGGCTAACGCACGAAACCTCGAAATCGCACGTCAACAACTCGAAGACAAAGAAGCTGAACACGCTAAGAAAGTGGCAGAGCTTCAAGCGAAGATTGACGCTTTAGCGAAAGACCAAGCGAAAGAAACGCTCGCAGAAGACGGTGATGCTTCAACTGAAACGGTTGAAGAAAAGGAGAGTAAAACTAAGCGTAAGTCTCCACCGAAGAAAGTGAAAGAAAGTAATGCGGACGGATTAGAGGACTTCGACCAATAATGACTACGATCAACGACTTGATTGAAGGCGTAGCGCGCGACTTAAACGATTACACGGACGGTATTCCGGCTAAGCAATATCAGCGTTGGAGCCAACGTCAGTTGCTCGACTATTGGAATGAGGCGATGTGCGTCATGTACACGCTTAATCCGAGTAAGTTTAAGAAGACGCGTGTAGCGAAATTGACACCGGGTATAAACCAAGAGTTTAAAGGGTGTGAGCGTGTTCTTTCGGTCGTTGGCGTGTGTGATGAAGAAGGTCATGTCCTCTACGAAATTGAACAAGACAAGGGCGATAAGCAACTCAAATGGGGTGGTTTTCGCCCACGTCATTGTTCGAGTTTTCAACATAGCCGTGATTTCAGACTAACGAAGTATAATATCGCTACCGATAAGGATGGATCTGTCTTCGTGAAACCGGCTGTACCATACGGCGTAGATGTTTACTTAAAATTTGTTTGTGAAACACCGCCAGTCAAGTTCGAAATAAACGATTTAGGTGCTGACGTTGAGCAGTCTAACTGTGATGACGTTACGTTAGGCGTACACTGGGTACTTTTTAGAGCTTTAATGGTAGATGAAGAAAGCCAGTCGTCCAATACGTTAGCTACGCAGCACCTTAACCTATTCTTAAAACTTATCGAGGCGAAAGTCGAAGTCGATAAAGAATCTAATTACAATCTTACAGGCGTACCGAAAGAACTACGTCAATTAGTAGCGAGAGAGATAGCTAAATATCAATTAGGCGCGCGAGGTAGATACTATGCGTGATATTAGCACCACTGTACCGTTGTCGTATTTTATTGATGAAATCATGTTGCTGGACGGGATTGAGCAACCGATGGCGGAAGATTATGTGCGTAAAGCCGTAATCGACTTTTGCGTAAAATCGCAGATTCTTAAACGTACGACCGAAGTTGAACTTATTGCTTGTGCGGACGAATATTTGCTAGATATTGAAGACTGTGAGCGAGTTGTAAGTATTAGAGAAGTTTGTGGGTATGAGATCTTGAAAGAGGAGCCTTGTACCAAACCGAATTGCTACGGTCGCAACGTATGGTTTGTGCCACCAAATAATCTTAAGATTAGCCCTACACCAGTCGAGAGTGGGGAACGGGTGAGGGTCGTTGTGGCCGTAGCACCCAAACAAGACTGCTGTGAAGTCGATGCACTTATCTACGAACGTTACCGTGAAGTGATTGTAGATAAAGCATTAGCGATGTTGTATCAAGTCAAACAGGCTCGATGGTTTGACTTACAGCTATCGATGTTACACGCTAAGCAGTATCAGCAAGGGTTATATCAAGCAAGTGCGGATCGAATCCTCGGAACTAAGAGAGGTAAGATCAAAATGAAATCCGGAGGATTATATGGCTGAGTGTAAGCCTTGTAAGAACACAACGGTAGATAAGCCGAAAGCCTGTAAATCGTTTACGATATGCGTAGGTAACAAGTCGTTAGCGTATGACGGTAAGTGTCTATCTCTACTGAATCGCAAGAACCCAATTCCTGCCGGCACTTATACATCTATCACGCTCGATGAAAACGGGTGTATTGTCGACGCTGGTACGGCTCCGTTACCGCAATATACGCCACAAGCGTGTTGCGGCCATGACGACACGGCAGACTTAGAATCCTTACTTGACAGAATCGCTAATAACGCTAAATTGAAGGCGAAGTTAAAAGAAATACTAAAGGGGTAGAAAATGAATCTGTTGTATCGCGATTTCAAGGGTATGGTTCCACGATATGACCGGCACTTGATTGGGGGCGAATACGCAGAGTTAGCTTTGGATGTGAACTTGTGGCACGGTACATTAAAACCGTTTAGAGAGACGAAGTTATGCCACAGTATTAAAAAATCAACGAAGTCCGTGTTTCACGACGGATGTTGCTGGAAAGAGTTCGATAAATGTGTTGATTTCGCACGATTGAATACGAGCTGCCCGCGACAAGTCGTAACCGGACTTTTTGATTATCCGGCGACTGCGTGTTCGGATGAATGTGAACCGAAATGGATCCGCTTGGGGGTTCCTACCCCGATGTCTGCGCCTAATGTAGAGGTGATGACTAATCTTAAGAATCCTAGTTGTGGCGCATCTAACTTCGTCGATGGCATCGACTATGATCGAACCGCACGCACTTACGTTTATACCTACGTAAATAGTTGCTGTGATGAAGGTGCACCGAGCTTTCCGAGTGAAGTAATCGACATCGACGATGGTGGGTCAGTGGTCGTTTCAGGTTTTGAAACACCACCGCCGGAATATGGCGTAGAAAAAATACGCATCTATCGATTAGTAAGTGGGTTTGATGCGGAAGCCCTTAACTTAGATAACTCAATGATCGGCGATAAAAGCGATGTGAGCGAGTTCTTCCTCGTTGCTGAAATCGCTGTGAACGAATCCACATACTTAGACAACAAGCGTGATTACGAACTCGGTAGCGTACTTGAGACGAGGGATTATTTACCGCCACCAAAAGAGTTAGAGGGCGTTATTACCGTAGGTGGTACACAGTTGGCCGGGTTCTATGGCAAACGTATTCGCTTCTCGCTACCGCATTACCCACACGTATGGGAAGACGCAGATGAGTTGACGGTGCATGACGACATAAAAGCGTTGGTCGAGTTTGAGCAGAATGTCATCGTGCTGACGTGCGGTGCCGTTTATTTGGTGGAGCCTATTTCAGACTGTAAAACGGTAGGTTGTCGCCAAGTTCATAAGACGTTAGAGAACTACCCGTTGTTGAGTTGTTGTGGGGGCCACGGCTATACGAAGACGCCAAAGGGTATTGTTTTCATCACGGCGGAAGGGTTGATCTTAACAGACGGGCGGTCTGCTCAAAACATCACATCGCCTTACTTTGCGCAAGATGATTGGCGAGCGTTGCACCCTGATCGTATGAGCGTGGCATACCACCGAGACGGCATCTATTTCTTTAGCGATGTAGCCTCTTACTGCTTACAGTTCAATATCAGCCTCGTTGACTGGCAGCATAGCAAATTGGTGCAACTCTCTGACCGTCCGTTGTATGCGTTTAGCGCAGATGAAGAACTCTACCTTGTGTACGAAGACGGTGTTTATCGCTGGAACGTAGGGGATAAATTACGCCCGTATGTATGGCGAGGGAAGGTTGAGGTTTCCCCTACGCAAGTTAATTTTGCTGGAGCGAAAGTAAGTCGCTACAATGGTGGAGACGTGAAGTTTAAATTGACCGGTGATGGTATTCCGATCAAGGAGTACGGCCCGTTAAAAACGGAGAAATTTAGGCTACCGTCAGGTCGTCGTGATGTAGAGTTCCAAGTTGAACTCACAGGAACGGCGGAAGTTTATCAGGTAGAAGTCTCTACCAGTTACCATGATTTAGGCACAGTATGAAAATTCAAACAGTAAAATTTCCATCCACTCCGGAAGAAACATTAGAACTCGTTATAAAAATGCGCCCGTTCATTGACAAAAGTTTCGCAGAAATGGACGGTTCAGATTCCACATCATTACCGAATGAGATGTTAGTAATGATGTGGCATTCAGCGAGTTTAGATTTCGTTGAGCTACTTAACGATGAAGGTGAGCGTGTCGGGTTAGCGATGAACCAGCTCTTATTCCACGAAGGGAAGGGGGAGCGAATGGTTAAGTTAATGACCGCATACATTGACCCTGAATACCGGGGCAAGGGTGAATTCAAGCGGATGGTGGACTATATGAAAGTTATCTATCGTGCGCGTAATTTTGCCTATATCGACGTAGTCATCTTGACAGGTCAACCGTTTACCTTAGCCGGAGAAGAAGTAGCGAAGATTATTCGAATGGAGTTATAAGATGGCTGAATTTACCGCTGAGCAGATACCCGGCTCGCTTAATGCCGGATGGGATTATTACTTTTCGTGGGCTGAGAAAAACCACGCTGCGTGGAGCGCATTGTTTAAATCCGCTGAGGAGCAACGTGTAAAAGAATCGAAGTTATGGAGAGAATATTACCAAAAGGTTTACAAAGAGGATAACGCTTGGTGGAAGAAAACTATTCTCTTTGCGCTCAACGGTATTCAGCTATGGGCCTTGACGAAACAGTTCCTCCAGCAAAAAGAACTTGCCGACCGCACTTATGAAGTCGCAGACCGGCAACAGAAGATTGCGGAGGAGCTATTTGATTTTTACAACGCCGTTTACAAACCGCAAGAAGATGCTATGAGCGCGCAGCTCGCAGGATCTACTACCTGTGCTGATTATGCCGGTACAGGTGGGATGTTTGGTGAGAATGTTCGTCGCGCGTTTGATCAAACATTATCCCTTGCTGAACGATGTAGCAGTAGTAATTGCGAACGTATATCGGACTTCGACCGGCGTGGGCTTGCGATTGAGCGCGTGCTGACAGAAGGGAATGCCAAAAATCATGCCTATAGATACGCCGAAGCACGCAAAGAGGCTAAGGATAATATGTGGTTGGAGTTACGGATCAAGTGGATTCAGATTGGTCGTAATGCGTCACAACAAGGTCAGCAGGGTATTATGTCTGCGTTTGGTACCTTTAGTTCATTCGGAGCTGACCCTGGCGCTGCGTTGAGTACATTACTTGGTACGCTTTCTAATACCGTAGGTCAAATGATTAGTTCCCCTGTTTCGCCGGATGGAACTTTAGGTAAGATGGCGCAGCAAGGCCCTCTACCATACGCACCGTTCTTAGGTGGCATCAGACAGTCCGGTGATATACAAACAGTTAAGGGTTCAAAAAGCGTTACACGGAGTTTCTAAATGAGATTAGATAACTATAAAGAACTCGCCTCCGCTCAAGGCAAGGAGATGATCAAGCAGATAGATCATCACTTAGACAAAATTAAGAGCAACCATGAAGCATGGGCCAAAGAGTTTGAAGCAGCGGAAAAAGCTCGTCGTGAGGAAGAAAAGGAGTGGCAGAAGTTCTATTGGGAAGTCTATACCGAAGATACGGCGTGGTGGAAATCCACAATTATGTTCGCCTTAAATGGTATCCAGTTATGGGCGTTGACTAAGCAATATAAGCAACAGAAAGAGATTGCTGATCGAACGTTCGACTTAGCAAATCGTCAGCTTAAAATCGCTGAGAGTATGTACGACCAATACAAGGCTCAGTTCCAACCGCATGAGACAGCATTGGGCGGTCAGATTAATGGCTATTTCGCTTCACCGTATAAGCCACAGTACAAGACCACCGGTGGTCGTATGATGGCGACAGCTCGTCTTCAAATGGTCGGTAAGCGTAGAGAAGTTTTAATGTGTGCGAGCCAATATTGTACAGGTGCTACACGCTCCGCTTTGAACGAACTTATTTCCACGGAAGCCAAATTGATTTCTGCCGGAATGAATAGTGCGGTTAAGTATGAAAATTCTCGTGCGGATCGTATGGAGAATAAGTGGTTACAAGCTCGACTTGCAATGGTTCAAGCAGGACGTGGTTTGGCCGGGCAAGGACTGGAAGGGGCTAATGCCTCAGCGAAAGCGTTTGCTTCGTTCGGAGCTGACCCAGGTGCAGCGTTGTCGAGTTTGTTAGGAACCGCAGCGTACACTATCGGTGGATTAATCTCCGCACCTACACGCCCACAATATTCGCCAAGTGGTGGTAGTTACGGTACAATATACAGACCAAGTACGAAGGTGGCGGTGAATACAACGCCTAAGACTTCACGGACTTATTAGGAGACTTTTATATGTTCATTGTTTCACCGACAAGAGGCGGTTATCGAGGAGACGTTGTTAATAGTGGCTTTCGCCAAGGGCGACGTGACGCTTATCGGGACTATATCGACAATTTCAATTTCGCAACAGAAGCGGACGCTGCGAATAGTGCGTTGAATCAGTTAGATGTTGAGCGTGTTGCCAAGAACTACGGTTTACAGAACGAGATGGCGCAAGGTGCGCGTAAAGAGGCGTTGAGCTTTGTCGGTGATTCCGCCAAGATCGATAACGCGGTACGCGACGCAAATATTACATTTGCGCAAAATGCTCGTCTTAACAATAAAGCTGACGAGTTAGGGCAGTCCAATGCTAACATCGTTTTTGCCAATACAGCCGCAGCAGAAAACAAAGCCGGTTATGATGCGAATACCTCCGGCTATCAGCTCGATAACGTGGATCAAGCAAACCAAGCGTGGTCTGACAAAGCGCAAGCACAAGGGTTGTCTAACCAAAATATAGAAGAAACTATCCGCTTTAATCGTAACCGAAACGATAATATGGAAGGCTTGCAGGAAGCTACGCGAGCGTTTGGTGAAGCACGTAATTCGGTGTTTACTGCGCAACAAGGTTTCGATACCGCGAATAATGACTTAGTTCAAGCACAAAGTATGACACCGGAAGCTTGGGACAAAGCGTTTACTTCTGCGTACGTTGCAAGTCGCCAACAAGCCGGTGATAAACGTCCGCCAGAAGAAATTATTGCGGAAGCTAAGTTACCGGCGAATGCACAGAAATACCGTGAAAGTTTGGACGCGTATAAACAAAGCATTATCCAGCAGGCGCAATCACAAGTCAATGATGCTAAAGCCGGCTTAATGGCTGCGCAAGAAGCCATGCTAAAAGCGCAAACTGATATGGAGGCTTATTCCGTTGGAGCTACAGGATCTAAAGGTCAGTCTAAAGCAACGAATAAGCAGGAATCCTACAAGGTAAATAGCTTTAAGCTCGGCGACAGTGAAAACTTACAACAGTTTATCAACAAGGGTAATGGCGAAAACATTAACGAGAACGTGGGGCTAATTGGGCGCACATTGTATTTCGCAAATGGCGAAAAATGGGAGTTCCCTGTGGGTTACACAAGAGAGCAGATCTTACAGGAAGCTGGTCTTTCAGATCCAAACACAACCAAAAATCAGAATGAAAATCCACTAGGGAGATAGAATATGGCTACAAGAGCTGAATTAGAAAAACACTTAGATGACCCACGGGTACAAGCCTTCTTGGCGATGATTCGTGATGCAGAAGGTACTTCCAAAGGAGCTGACCCGTACCGTGTATATGGCGGTAGCCACAAGAACCAACTTGAATCATTGGATAAGCCTACCTTCCACAAATGGGGTTTCAAGCAAACTGACGGGAAGAATAATAGCTCCACCGCCACCGGCGCATATCAGTTCCTTGAGCGCACATGGAAAGACGAGGCTAAGAAGTTAGGACTTAAGGATTTCTCACCGGAATCACAAGACTTAGCAGCCGTATCGTTGCTATCGCAAAATGGTGCGCTTAAAGAGATTTTATCCGGCGATTTTAACAAAGCCGTGGCGAAGTCTAACAGAACATGGGCGAGCTTACCTGGTTCACCATATTCTCAAAAAACACGCAGCACTGAATTCGTGAATAGCTCTATCCAACGCCACTTAGGTGATGCACCGGAGGAAGGGAATCAATATGCCTCAGTGGAAGAACCACAAAACCCAAAAACGACACCGGTGGTGAGCAAGACGTCAACTTCGCGAACACCACCGGTAATGGAGAGCGTAGCGAAGATCGAGGAAGTAGCGAAGACAGCGAACGTGTTACACAGCTTGCTGACGTTAGCCGTAAAAGTTTGGGGTTTATTCCGGAAGCGGTAGCGCAACTCTCTACGGGTGAACAGATTATCCCTGAGAGCGCACAAGAGCAGGACTACCTTATTAATGTGGCGAATAACCCGAACTATTCGCCCGAACAAAAAGATAGACTGGCGCAGTTAGGGACGTTAGTAAAACCTCACAACTTTGACATTAACTTCGAGCAAAATAAACGAGACCAGTACCCAACTGAACTCGACGAGCCATTAAGAAGAATGATTAGAGGAAGTTAATCATGGCACTAAATTTAAATAAATTCGACTTCGGCAAAGTCGATTTCTCCACTCCTACCGCTACGCTTGAACAGCCTAGTGGTAGTTCTGTATTACCACCCATCGAAAATTCGCAAACGAATGTAGCTCCTTCGACTGAGCCTTCTACGCAGAAATTAGCCGTAGATGAAATGGCGGAGTTCGACAAGAGTAATTCTTCTTTCATTTCGAGTGCGAATTCACGCTATGGAATCGACCCCTCTACCGGCAGAAACGCCCTTAACTATACGCAGTTGAATGAACGTATTCGTCAAGACGGATTAAAACCGTGGGAAAAACACGCGGTGCAACAACAATGGTTAAGTAGCCTTAAAAAATACCATGACGATTTACCGGACGGTAGCAAGAAAGACGTGCTTGGTAAGCAGATAAAAGAGATTGAAGATCTACCTGAGACGCTTAAAGAAGATGATTTCCTAGGACTTGGATCGTTCTTAGAGACACTTGGCAAAGGTAAAGACGCTTTCGATTCGGGAGTCGCCGTGGCTTCCGCCACCGGTTTAAGTCACCTCGCTGTTTCTGATAGCGATCTCGATAAAGAGATCGAAGTGCATAAACCACAGCTATCCGCAGATAAAAAGCGGATCGACGCTGCAATGGCGCGCTATATTAGTGACTACGTAACAAAAAGCGCCGATACTGGTGAGCTGGCGCAAGTCAATGGAGCTGACTTAAGAACGATGGCGTATAACGCCTTGCCTAAAGAAGATCAAGAGAAGTTAGCGGAGTACGATAAAGAACTTAGTGCGCGTAGAACTGATGTTGCATTAAACCGGAAGGTGGATGGAACAGTAGGAGATGTGTTAAATACGGCACGAGGAATTGCACTACAAAACACGGTCAATGCCAATAAACACAGTCGCTATGTAGGCGAAGATGAACGACAAGAGGATTTCAATAAACAAGCGGCAGAAGGGCTATGGGGTACAATTAAGGCATTTGCTAACGACCCTGGAGCTGGTATTCGTGTTGGCGCATACAGTACGGGGCAGAATGCTTTTCCGCAAGCGCTCGGTATTCTCGCGGGTGTCGCCTTTAAAAGTCCGATGGCTTATCAAGTCATCTCTAGCCTAGGAAACGTACCGGCGGAAGTGCAAGGTCAATTTACGGAAGCGTTGGCAAAGGCATACCAAAAAGAGTTCGGTAAATCAGACTTGGCAGGCATTACGGACGCCGAGTTTAAGACTTTGGTGAATAAGTATGGATCTGACCTCGGTGGTGCCATTGATGACGGGCTTAAGAGTGCTTCGGCTATTATGGCAACTGAATCCTTAACGGCTAAGGGCGTAGGTGTTTTAACGTCTAAGCTGATGGATAAAGCCAAGATTAGTAGTGAGATTATTCGCCAAGCTAAAGAGGCTGGTACCGCTGTTGCTAAAAGAGACGTTGTAACAAAAGCGCTGGGTATCACCGGCGCAACCGCACTTAAACTCACAGGCGAAGGATGGGAAGAAGCCTTTGGACAAATGGCGTCGAATATCGCTTTAAACAAGCCACTCATGGAAGGGGTAGGACAATCGTTCATCATGGCGATTGCGGCTTTAGAGAATATTCCGAACACCATTGCTGTAAGTAAAGACGCAGCGAATATGAGTAAAGTAGGTGATAACGTTGAAGAATATGTCGCTAAACAGCAAGAGCAAGCTAACGCTACAACCGAGGGAGGTACAAAAGTAGTAGAGCCAACGGAGGTCATTGAAGCCAAGGCAGAGAATAAAGCTCCTCCGGCGAAAGAAGAAAAAATCGAGGACGCTGAGGTAGTTGAGCCTGTAACAAAAGCGCAAAAGACTTTCGAATCGATTAGAGAAAAAGCTAAGCGAAATAAGAAAGGCAACGCATGGGAGCAAGAAACGCCGGCCGGTGAACTATCTAACGAAGATAAGTCAGCCCTGTTTACGGAATGGAACGAGCTTGCGAATAAACCTGATGCGTCTTTAACTGACGACCAACGTAATCGCATTCAAGAGATAGAAGATAAATTCTCTGATAAAGACGGCAACAACTATTTTATTGAGGCTCTCAACGCGTGGGAGCGAGGAGATTTTAATGAAAATAGAACAGATAATCGAGATGGCACGGCAGATGCTAACGGGCAACCTGTCGAACAAGGATCTACTGAGCCTAACGGAAGCGGAGAAGAACGCAGTTCTCAAACTAGTGAATCAGTTCCGCCAGCTCAAACCGAAACCGTTGCCGAAGGACATAGCCAGTCCGACACGGGGGCTTCTGCGGATCCTATTGAACAACCGCACAATAACACGCCAGCGAGCGATTCAACTGGGGCTGACGGACGCACCGGAGAAACAGACCCAACACGAGGAGAACGTGGAGAATTGGGGCAAGACGGAGGCCAACAAGGTGGAGAACCAACGCAAGCTATTGTCGAAGAAAGCGCAAGTAGCGGAGTACAGCAACGCGCGCAAAGCGATAGCGTGGGAGAAACACTAGATAGTAAGCGTGCTTATGTCGCTCGCCATGGAGGAGTAAACGCGTTACGCCAACGGATCGACGAGATTCAACAACAATATCCGCAAGCCAAAGACCGAGCTACTTGGGTAGATCTACCGGAAGACGTAAAAACTGAGTTGTATAATGCGACAGAAGCGGTCGCTGCTACTGCGCATACCGCGGAAGAAGCGAAAGCCTTAACTACACCAGTTAAACGTGAGACCCCTACGCCTTACTATAAACGATTACTTAAATCTATTTCGGATCAATTACGCGATGGAGACTTCATCTCCGCCGTGCGTAAAGGTCAATTATTCGATGGTAGTCTCAATCTACGTGGCGTGTTCCTCTCAAATTCGCAAACTATTAACGATATGTATGGTGATGGTACATTCGTTAAACCAGTATTGAAAGAAGGCGTAACTCTAAATCCACTCGTTATCGATGGCAAGAATTTAAACTGGGATGCCTTACCACGTGTCGCTATACCGGAAGATGTTAAGCAGAAGGTAAATGACTTACTCTATGGAGCAGATGCTAAGGCTGACTTAACCGCTCGTTCTAAGCGTGCTACTGACGCTTTATTAGGCTATGTTATTGCGAACGGTGTAACAGATGAAAACGGTGTACCATACAATGCGGTTATGGTTAAAAGCTACACCGACATGGGTGGGTACGGTAAAGGCAGTCGCCAAAAGGTTGATAACATTCAAGACGGCACCCTTGCTGATACACTTATGCTTTCGCCTGACATCGTCTCGCATTGGGTAGAAGTGCCGGCAAAAAATAGATCTGTTAGAACTAGCGACACGGCTAAAAGCTATGCAGACATAAAAGACAAAGTACCTCTCGCACGTCCTCTACGCAAACCTGTACCAGAAGCTACGTTAGCGCAGATGGGCGGAATCTTGACCGGCGATGAAGAATTAGACGCAAGAACAGGTGTTAGTCAGAAACGTAGTTCGAAGGCAAAAACTAAAGATAAGGCTACGACTGAACAAACAGAAGAAAATGCACCTGTGGAGAACAAAGAAAAGACTGAGTTATTAAATGAAATTAAACAACTCAAAGATACTCCTACCCCTGAACAAGTCTCGGCATTGAGAGATGAAATGCGTGATAAAGAACTCACGCGTGATCTAGAGGTTCGGAACGCAATTCATAAACTCGTTAACAAGCTAGATGACGAGGCGTATGACCGCTATTCGCAACTTGAAAAGGATAAATTCAATGCCCGTAGAGAACAAGTACACCAAGAATTTGAGAAAGCGATTTCTACGCCGTATGAAGAAACGGTGAAGAAAAGTAATGCGAAAGAGGCTGCGATTAATGATGCGGTAGTATCGGAGAAAGAGCAGATTAACACCACCAACGAATTCGCTAAAGAATTCAAAAATGTTGATCTACGTCAAAATCAGGCCGTAGCACATCGTTTGTTGAAACAGCACCCTGATCGTGAAGACGACATTAGACAGGCATTCTTCCGTGCTACGCCACAAGCGAGAGATTCTAGCTTTGAGGCGGCTAAACGTGGCTACATTAAGTTCCACAAGAATAACCCTACGCATAAGGATTTTGAAGGCACGAAAGACGGCTTATTGGGCTTCGACTTTAAAGGCAATCCAGTGTACGCCACTACGGAGGAGTTCTTCGATCAGTTAGTAGAGGACGAATATTACCAAGCGGTTGCTACCGAAACGCTAGCTCATGCGCAAGCCGTTGAAACGGATAAAGTGAATACGCAAGAAGAGGCGGTTAAAAATTCACTTCGTCGTAATCAGTTCCGAGGCAAAGCTAAAGAAATACGTGAGGAGGCTGCGAAAGTCTTAGGGCAAGAGCGTGCCTCTAACCAAGACCTCGCTGGTATGGCAACCGATCGAGAAGTACGCGAGAGTGTAGATCCACAATCTTTGCTTCGTAAATTCTTAGACTACCTGAATAAAGTCTTGGCGTCCGTTATTGCCGTGGTTGCCGTTGGGTCAATGACTATCCCACAAGACGCTCACGCGCATACAGGATATGGTACATTTACCCAGTCGCAGAAAATCGAAGGTGCATCGCAAAAAGCCAGCGATACTATTAATTGGGTTGTGGCCAACAAAGACCACGGCGGTAAATCATTCGTTGTCGCAGATAAAGAAAACGGTAAGATTTTAGTCGTTAGCACAGAAGGTAAAGTACTTGATTCACAAAACGCAATCTTTGGTAAGAACAAAGGTGATTCAAATGCGTTCGGTAATACGCCAAGCGGTAGATTCCAACTTCACAAAGTGGATACGAAGCAACTTACCGCAACAGATCGTCGTGTGTTTGGAGATAGCGTATTAGACTTGACCGACAAAGAAACGGGTAAGAAAGCGCGTAGTTCGGACGGACGAGTTATCGCTATGCACCGTGTTGTGAATTTGCCTGAACGGAAAGCGGCGATCGATTCTGCGACAGCAAGCGACAATTTCTTATCGCATGGTTGCATTAACATTCCTACTGCATTTTACAATAAGGCGGTGGATAAGTTAGATGGAGCGATGGTGTATGTCCTTACGCAAGAAGACGGTAAAGCAACACAGCCTACTAAAGACACCAGTAAGCGTACGCAGTTTAAGCGTTCTGCGTTGAAGTGGAGTAAGGCTGCGAAAGACGTTAAGGCTGAGGGTATTTCTGTGGATAAATTGTCTTCCACCTTGGAAAAGGCGATAGGTGATTTAAGTAAAAATATCCGGTTCGTAACTAAAGAAGACTTCGACAATGAAGGCGCATTTAATACGTTGCGCAACGCTGGCGTGGAAGGTTTCTACGATGCCGATAGCCAACAGGTTTACATTGTCGCTGATAATATCCGTGCCGATAAAACTCTTTCCGCAGAAGAACGCGCTACATGGGTGGCATGGCATGAACTGTTCCACCAAGGGCTTGATGTCAAACACGGCGAAAACTTAGGTAAAGTACTAAGCGACGCAAGTAATAATGCGTTTGTAAACACACTCGCTAACGCCATTCGTAACGACCGTGCTGATAATGAGCTAACAGAAATCACGCAGGAAAAAGCAGTCGAGGAAGCACTTGCTGAACTCGGAGCTGCGTTAGAATCGAAGAATGTCGCTGCGCTCGAACAACGCTACGGCATTTCTGTACCTAAAGAACTACGTGGTGAGACGAAATCTTTCGTAGAGAAAGCACTTTCTGCGATGGCGAATGTTGTACGCAAAGTCTTAGGTAAACCTACTTTCACGCATAGCCAAGTTCGCACGTTGTTGGACGAGGCAAAACAGGCTATCGTACCAAGCAAAGAAATGCGCGCTTTAGCGAAAGCGGAATTAGAGTTTATGCACTCACCTGAGTCGGCTTTGGCTGGGGCAGTGTCGTTCTCTATCGCAGATAAGCTAGTCGAAAAAGCGAAAGACTTCCGAGATGTGATTACCGGTGGCGATATTAGCCGTACTGGTTCTATTCCTTCCCGTGATGGTTCGCGTTCTGCGAAGGCAACCACTGCCGGACAAAGCCTGCTATCACGCTGGTGGACGCAGGTACAAGACTCCATGCAGATTATTATCGACCTCGATCCGGAAGGTAATGGTGGTAAGTTATCGAATGCGGTCGCTACGTACTCAAATCGTGCGCAACAAGTCGCTCGTCAATATAGTAAGAAAGCGAAGGCGTTCGAGCGTAGTATGCTTGACTTCGTAACAGCGAATAAAGACTTGTTCCCGAAACGCAAGAACCGTAAGCAAATAGACCACCTTATCCAAGACACCACGTCTTCATTGCGTGCTATCACTGGTGGTAACGAAAAGATACGCCGTAACATGGAACGTACGATTTTCGGTGATGACATCTACGACCAAAATGGCCAATTCATTCGCCATGTACCAGGCTTACTTGATAAAAAGCGTGAGTACGAGGAATACTTAGAAAACAACCGTATCATGAATCTCGATGTTCCGTCCTATATCGTCGCTAAGTATAAACACTATACGGAAGAATTAGAGAAGATGGTAAAACTCCAAGATATGTTCGACAAGTCAGACGATCAAATCTTGGTGCCGGCAAGCGAAAACGATACCAGTCGTAAGAACTGGCGAGGTCATGATGGCTTTACTACGGCAGAGGCAGAGGAGAAGTTAAAACAACTTAAAGACCAAGGCTTCATCGACGCTGACGTATCATCGCTAACTAAAGAACCTTACACGGTACGCCGTTATTTAGGTACCGATGAAAACACCGGCGACCCTATCATTGAGACGGCTACGCACTATCGCTATAAAACAAGCGATGTGAAAGCCACCGTAAAAGGTCGCATCATGCCGTTGGCCGAACAGTACGTGAGCCTTAGCCAAGAAATCTACCAAAAAGCGGTCGATCTCATTGGTGAAGAAATTATCGGTAAAGCGACTAGCGAAGAATGGGAAACCGGTACGATGGGTAAAGTCCGCAACGTGTACAATATCAACGCCAAGGATAGTAAAGGTAACGCTATTGACGATGTTTACGATGTAACGAACGCGAACAATATCGACCAAATTGTCTCACGCCAAGAGGCAGCAGAATACTCAAGTCGCCAAAATGGCCGGGCGTTTAATGGTGGTACAGCGAGTGAAAACTTAACGTGGCACATTGAGTTGATGTCTAAACAGTATGCTGCGAAACACGTGGGTGAAGTGATGCTTGAAATGAGCAAAACACACCCTGACAAAATAAAAGTCTATAAACGTAACACCCCTGAATACAGTAAGCAAAACGGTATTCTTATTGCGCGTAAGGTGAATAACAAAGGCAAGATTGAGACGGAAGTGGTAAAAGTCTCCTTCGCAAACGAAGAAGCTAACCGTGCGTTGTTTGGCGAAAACATCGCGAGATTCACGCCTTCGGATAACCTCGTATTACGAGCTATCCCTGCGCTTGTGTCATCACTCACACGCTTGGCATCCGCCGGTCTTACTACGACCTTTGGCTTTAGTGTTATCAACGCCTACAAAGGCTACAACGAAAAACTTAATCAGTTGATGGCGTTTACCGAAAGTAGTCCATTTGTGAAAGCGATGTCGCCGGAAGGTCAAAAGTGGTTCCAAGGAAATGGGGCCATAGACACCTACGCCAAAGAGGCTAAGCTACAAGCGTTCTTGATCAAGAACAAAGTACAAGAGACAATCTTTAGTCCTTTCAAAATGTTCGCTAGAGAGAAAGCAGCAATCCTCTTTGCGCAACGCTTAGTGGATAACGGGTCGTATGCAGAGAAAGCAGCACTACTTCTAGGTAAGTACCTACCAGCGCAACGTAACGCTGTACAAGCAGAGCTTGCGAAGTTAGAGATGATGTATAAGGCAGGTGGTATTTCCTCGCGGGTCGAAGACTTAATCAACACCAGCACGGACTTGAAGTTACGCTTTGCTGCCGGCAAACGTTTTACGAGAATGGCTGACGGGGCTAAGGCTATTTTAGACACTGCGTCCACTATGACAATGTCGCAAGAGTTAGTGTCATCACTGATGATGTATGACTTACTCACCGGTACGTTCGGTATGGATCCTCAGAAAGCCATTGAGGCTAACTTACACTTTATGAACTTTAATAAGCGTGGAGCAAGTAAGTTGATGGGCTATATTCGTAACTACACGATGTTTGGTAATGCGATTGCGCAAGGTGCGAAAGCCTTCCAACACGCTTATCTTGAGCAAACGAATAACCCTGACGATAACTTCTTGGGTATTTTACCTGGCTACAAATGGTCGCCTAAAGGTACTGCCCGTATGGTAAACAACGTGGCAATCGCTGTATCACTTAATTTACTCGCGAGAGCGATTGCCGACTTCGCTTGCGACGATAACGGAAAACAGTTAGGCAACCCAATCTCCGGCATGAATCCATACCAATTACTCCGTGAGGTACCGGTTGTGGTCGGATGTTCTGAGAGTGGCTACGGTGCTATTCGTTTCCCAGTGGAATATGGTGCCGGTAACGTAGAGAATGCACTAGGTGTATCTGCCGTACAGATGATGACCGGTGCGTGGTCTGCGAGCCAAGCGAAAGACTTTATTATTGATAGTTTATTGGATAACGCCGTGCCGGTGTCTATTCCGGTGGCCCACGGTAGTACACCATTCCAAAAAGCTGCGTTGTTGTTATTCCCACTCGTACCTGAGCCGTTTAAAGATCCAACTTTGGCAGCGATGGGCTTGGATAACTTCGGTAACCGCCTTAACTCACAACTCGCGAGCTTTAAGGACTACAAGCCTGATACAGGTAAGAAGTCAACCGACCCAGCATGGGGACGCATATCAACCGCACTTTACGATGCCGATCTGATGGGGATTAGAGCCAACCTCACACCGGAAGAAACGAAAGTACTCGTTACCGGTTGGACTAAAGGGGTATTCCAAAAAGTACTAACTGCCGTGGTTGAAGATGAACCTAAGCAGTCTATTTGGGAGGCCATGCTAGGTGTAAGTTCCTTCTATCGTAAAGAGCGTGGTTGGGATAAAATCGCCTATGCGATGTCGCAGACTTACATGAACGACCGTTACAGCGACTTAACCGCTATCGCAATCAAAGCGAAGGGTAAAGATAACACCGACCCAACGCCTACTTGGTTGAAGAAGAACGGGTATGAGTTAGACGACAAAGAGATGAAGTTGCTTAAGTCAATTACGAAATACCGCCATGCGCTCTCAAATACGAAAGCATCGCAGGAAAAGCGGTTTAATGACAACGTAACATTTATCAAGTCCATTAGAGAGATAGAGGGTATCGAATGATTTACCGAGCTGATAGCCGTACCAATGAAATAAAGTTGCGCCTCAAAAGAAGTGGGGCGCACTTATGCTATGACACCTTAGCGTTACACATCACACCACTACAGTGTGAGAAACCACCGGAGTATTGTTACGGTTATACCCCGTGCGGTGAGTTTAGACGGGTAGAGATAAAACGTGAACCACCACTAACTTTAGTGTATGATATGTTCGATTCCGATGATGAAGGGAACGTACGTTTTATCATAGATAACCAATTCGCTGAGCTTTGCAATGGTCGCTATGTAGCTACAGTTAAAGCGAGAGGGTGTGAGGTGTACAAGTTCCAAATCGACAAGCGCGATAAACTACAAGTCGCAGATGTCATCATTCCTGAACATGATTCTTGTTGCGGAGGCTAAACATGGTCGCAAAGACAATGCCGGGTTATGTGGGTAACTTAACGGCGATCTTGGAGGCGGATGATAAGTCTATTCCGCTCTCTAACCCAACCGAAATTATTAACCGTCTATCGCCGAACGATTGGACGACATTATTGATCCAAGACACTACCGGCTATGAAGTCGTAAAAGTCTTAAACTTCCAAGGTAACATCGCGATTGAGCGTGGTTTGAGTGGTACTAAACCTCGCCGGTTCCCTCTCGGAAGTTGTGTAACGTTTACTCCTAGCGATGAGCTGTTAGCAGCGTTTGATTGCCAAACGGACTGTTGTGAGAACGGAGTTGATGGTACCTACGGGAATACGACTACCGCGCCAAATACGGTGAACGTAGAAGTTATCCCCCCGCTTATTGGCGGAGCTGGTGCTGTTTTAGGTGAGCCTACGGGCTTTATGTTAATCAACGGCAAAAAAGTGCCGTTCTACGAATAGGAGATTGCGCTATGCAATTTTTCAACTTTAAAGACTACGCAAAATCATGGAGTACGTGGGTATTGTCTGCTGTGGCGGTAACTCCTGTACTCTCTGATAATGTACAGTCAATCGCGAGCTTGTTACCGGAAGCATGGAAACCTTACTTTGTCTCTGCGCTGGGTGTAATCGGCTTAATCGTTCGCGCTATTAAGCAAAAATAGGGGGCAACCATGGCTTGCAGAGGATGTGGCGATGCGGTCTATATGACGAAAGACCAGGTCGAGAACTACATTAATAAACTGATTAAAGACGGCGAACTCCAACCTGGCTTGCTAGGGTGTACGGGAGTTGCGTTGCCAAAAGGTACGCAAGTCGCGTCATGTGATGGCACCGGTGTCTCGACATACTTGCCGATCAAAGGCAACGGTACGAAGAATAATCCGGTTACGATCAACTTGAGTGCGGATAACTTCTCGGTCAATCCTATTACCGGTCTTGTTACACTTAAAGGTGTCGTAACGGCTGCGGATCTCGCGGAGTTAGAAGCACGCGTTAAGACTTTGGAAGATGCCCTCGCGAAGTTTGAGCAGTTAAATAGTATCGGTGGGGCAAGAGTTGGTGCGATCCAACCATAGGGAGTAGATATGGCGATTAAAAAAGAAGTCGTTACAGGTGACGACTTAGGTGAAGCCTTGGGTATCGACCCAGTGGCGAAGAAAGTAAATGTCTTAGCTGACGGAACGACAATCCGCGTGAATAGCGATAATAAGCTCGAAGCGGTTAATAGTGGCGGTGCAGGTTTAGACTGCGACGCTATCGACCAATTACCGGAAGCTGCGTGGAAGAAAGGGACGGTAGTTCTCGCAAAACAAGACGGCCAATGCGTTCGCTTAACTGCGCTTGCGTCCATTTTCCAAGAGGTCGGGGTGGGTATCACCGCGAACAAAGTAACGGCGTTTACGGATGATAGCTTCGATGTAGTCGTAACCGTAACCAACACCGGCGAAGGTAAAAACGACCTAACTAACTTAGTTATCAACAAGCCTAACGGTGGCGGATATACTATCCAAGACATCCGCGAAGCTAAACAAGACGTTGATTCTTTCGACAAGACCGGTGAACTGTCTTATGACATTAAAGGTCTTGCGAGCGGTGGTACGTTCACAGTTCGCTTTAAAGTAGTACCAAGCGAGGCAGGTACATTCCAATTCACCGCTGCGGTAAACCCAAATACCAGTTTGGATTTAGACGGTAAAAACAACACTGCGACGTTGATTCTTTCTGCGCAAACTAAGAAAGACGATACCTACGTTCCTAGCGTAGATTGTCCTTTAATCACTGCGACTGAGTTAGATCACAATACCGTGTTAGTGCAATCTGTACCTGTTGACTTTAGCGGTACAGTTCTCATTCCACCACGCGGACGTGCGCAGTTAAACATCATGGCGGAGCGTAGATCGTTAAAAGGCTTAAGAATTAAGCTAGATGGTGCGTCCACTGTGGTTGGATATGAAGAAACAAGTAACGCCTACGCGGAAGGTTTTATCCTCTTAAATGACACCGTAAGTGCAGCGAGAATAACTGTAGGCGACCATTCAGATTATTCTATCGATCCTGCTCATAACGCAGTGAAAAATGGGAAGGGAGCTTATACATTCACCGGTGGTGTACTAGAAATCACTGGCGATGTAGAAGCATTCACCTTTAGTTGCCGGCCGGTGGGTACGAACTGTAGATGGCAAACGTATAGTCTCGTCTCCTCTATCACTCCGCGTAAGCGCGCAATTACAGTAACGCGTCAAGACGGCTGTACAGTAACTAAAAAAGATACTTATCGTGAAGAACGTAAGTCCACTGAACAACGCAAGCTACTCATTATTCCTACGACGGTAAGTTATGATAAAGATCGCCTTATCGGTGGTCCATATAGCAGAATATCGCCGACGGGAGTAGATGAAAAACTTGTTATCACCGTTCGAGCCGGTACTGCTGCGACGGTAGAGTTTACTAGTACGGATAATTACGCTGACGCAGCGTCTTCGCAAGGTAAGACGGCTATTTCGGCAGGGCGTGTAACAGTCGCAGCAGACGCTAAAGCTACGGACTCTGTGAACACGAAATATATTCAAGTCATTGTGGAAGATTAAGGAGTATAGACGATGATTGAACATAAGGTTATTACTGATAGAGACACTGGCGAAGGTCTTGAAATTGATAACGGTAGACTAAATGTCGCCGTGGACGGTACTACGGTAGTTATCCGTGGCAATAAACTTGTCGCAGTGAGTAATAGTGTTGATCTTCACGTTAGTTCGTTAAGTTACGATTCGGAAACTGGCGAGCTAAAAGCGATTGTCACTGACGCTAACGGTGAAAACCGTCAGGAAGCCTCGACCTCATTGGCAGCGTTGCTTGCTCTATCGCAAGAAGCCGGTAACTTACTCACTAAAAAATCTGATGGTGTTTACCTTGGTGTTCGCGATGTGATCGATGAAATCGGTCGTGATGCGGTAAAAGAAGATACGCAAGTAATCAAACTAACCTCACTTAGTGGTGATTTCTTAGGTTACACCATTCCTAACTAAGTCTATACGGTGCCTTCGCGAGGAGGCACTTTTTCTTTAATCTCAAAATAGGAGTAAATATGAGTGTTGTCGTAAACAACTTTATTGGGTTCAATCCCCTTGAAGCCAAACCCGATGGATGTTGCGGATATGAGTTCGACATCGCAACGCTTGGCGTGCGACCATCTACACCACGTCCACGTCCGGATGAACAACCAAAAACACCGCCGTCGTTAGTTCTACAAGAAGTCGATATTCCCGAAGATACGGACACTCACTTCGTAGATTTCTTATATACGTTTGTGAAGATTCCACCTTCTAGCGAAATCTATCGTCTTGAAAAATTGGTGTTGAGACAGCGTGGCGAATCACGTCCAAACTCGATCAATGTTACTTCGGAGCTACAAGACGTGGCATCACCGGAAGATACTAAAATCACTATCTCTGCCGAAGCTATGCAACTGCATGAAATTAAAGAGTTTAGCTTATCCACCAACGGGCCGGTGAAAGGCGTTAAAGCGTTTAATGCGTTATCCGAAGCCGAACGCACTATAACATTTACTTCGCCTAAAGTGATTTCAGAATACGAGCCGGATAAGCCTATTCTTACTTCGCAAACAGTGAATTACGTTATCCCACTTCAACACTACCCAACGTTGAACATCGCAGTAACCGACGTAGATATGCCGACTTCACCATCAGGTCGTACGGTCATCCATACCGCACCGGTAGAAGATAGTCACCTTGCGACATGGCAAAGTATCGACTTAAAACTCCGCTTTGAGCGTCTTGATTCGCCGGACGGTACAGTGTTGGAGACATTCAACCTTGATACAGTGGCGGTGTATAATGGCAGTGAAGATACATTCGCGTTTGAAGGATCTGCGTTGCCGACTATGCCTTCCGGTGTGTACCGCGTACACGTGTCGTATGAAGGCGCAGATCGCGAAGAACCAAACTACCGCTTCGTAGTTCCGGCGTTTAATTTACTATCAGAACCGCGTAACTTCACCGCATAACACGAGGGATATTCTATGGCTTGTGCGATCTTGTCTTTAATGTACGGTAGAGATACACGCCCTGCGCAGATCTTAAATACATTAGTCAGTGTACTGTGGGTAGTATTGCTACTCATTCAAGAGTTCAACATCGAGGCCGTGAATATCCCAGCCAGCATTCAATCGCAAATTGCGACTGGTATTTGGTTGTGTGCGCTCGCCGTTGTATTCGCCTGTTTAGGCTTGCTAACACATGGGCGACCACACCAAATATTCAAGACGTTTGCGTTACTGCTAGGGGCTTTGCACCAAGCGATAATTGCGAACGGTTACGTAACTGAGTATCCCCCACTCGATATACAGTTAGTTGTAAGTACGGTGTTAAGCGTGTGGTTTATGCTCGCTGTGCTTTATGTATTACGATGTGAGGGGATAAATGCTCAATGAGCTTACGTTATACATAGACGATATTGTCATCCTCGTCGGCGCGGTACTAGGGTCGTTTAAGGCGAGTGTGGAGTTTGATCGAGAAAAGGCATTATGCCCTCGTTCGCTTGACGTAGCATTAGGCGTATTCATCGGTGTCGCAGTGGCTTACCACTTCGGGTCTAGCTTTAACCGGTGGCTGAGTGGGTTACTATCGGTCGTAGGCGGTGCGAGTGGTGCGGTGGTGCTGGAAGTCATTATGCAGATGCTACCGAGTATGACAAGGAAAGTGGTCAAGGACTGGCTGAACAAGAAGATGAAATGAAAAAGGCCGGGGATTAACCCGGCCTTTTTGTTAGGCTTTATTTAAACGCGTAGCGAGAATATCCCAGTAAGATTTCATCGCGTTATACTGCGACTTCATCAGCTCCCACTGTTCTTCGGCGATGAACTCAGGACGTGGGTTGAATACACCATCTTCTTGATGCAATAAGGCGTGTAGTTTACTTAGGCGGTCGTCTAGTTGACGGAACTCAAGCTCAACACGCTCTTTCCAGCTTAATTGGGTTTCTTCATACCAACGTTGTTTTTCGCCGTAACCTAAGATTTCCCAAAGTTTGTTGAACGCATTATCAAACGCAATACGCTCACCGATGTCTTCTGCGAAGATAGTTGGGTCAATACATCCGCTTGTTCCGGTAACGGTATAACCATTCTTTAGCGTGAGGACACATAGTGTCCCTGTGTCGCCATAGCGATAGTAGTTAGTTTCTTTAATATGTCCTTGTAGATAAGTTTCGGTCAAGCCGTATTTACTACTCATAGTATTTCTCCTATATTGAGGTGGTTAGATTACGCAGTTTCCTGTTTGGACTTTTGTTTTTCGCGTTCAATCATGATTCGCAAATAGTGCGCTGCTTTCTCAAGATCTTCCACGCCGTTTTTGTTTTTATAGCGAGTTACGTACTTAATGACATTACCTTGAAGATAATCAAGTCTATTCGCCATGATGTAGTCGATAGGTTGAATGGCGCATTTAGAGTAATGATCGCCACCTACTTGGATCTTTAACTCGAATAACTTGGTGTCAGACGCACGTAATCCATCGATTGATCCTTCCGATACGAAGGTGCATTTTTCCGTATCTTCATCTCGTAGCTCAGCGAATATCGTTTTACCCTCACGAAAGCAACGTATTAAGTGAACATTCTTAGATGCTTCGTAACGGACAAAGTAGGGGTGGTGTCGCGATATAGATTCAGGTAAGTTAGGAGCTATAAAACCTATCAACCGTAGAGTGTCGTTTAGGTGTTGTTGAAAATCTTTAAACTCATCGGTTATGTCTGTACATAGTGCCACATGAATAGTCTCACCTTGTTCAGATTTACCCCCGCGCACTTCCGTGATTTTATCTATAACTTCCGCTAGGCGTATTGCCTCTTCTTCTGTATCAGCGACATATATCGGTTTTGCTTTCATTTAATCGTTCTCCATTTATCAAATTTGTCTAATCAGGGCACCGGGTGCGACTTTGAATCTACACATCTCGCCTAATATAAACAATTCTTCCGGTGTATAAGCGATGGAGCTATTGCTCGCTTGCTCACATAAGTAATCATAGAACTGAATAAAATCGGCTACGTCTCTGCGTTGTGAAGGAAAGTTCACGATACCAAGGAGGTTCACATTCGCCACCGGGCGGAATGCTTCTTCCCATACACCTTCGTTGTCTAATTTATAGCGACCTGCCGCAACCATGGCAGTTACTTCTTCGCGCATAGCGAGTAAGTCAACGAGTTTGATCAAGCGTTCCGCGCCCAGTCCATCTTCATGTTTTGCATTTAGCTGCCAAAGGATAGCACGTTGCATCATACGCTCTAAGTCTTCTAACTTCTTACCGAGGATATGTTTGATAGGCGTGGTAATATCGCCGGTGTAAGCCTCGTACGCATCGTGTAAAAGACCGAGTAAAGCGATGTGAGGGTTGCCGGTTAAATCTAGGAGTACCTCAGCCACATATAAGCTATGTGTCGCCACGTCCGTACCAAACCCGTTAAAGCGAATGACTTTAGATAGTAACGTAGCGATTTCGTTAATGTCGTACTTGTAGTCGCCTGGATTGTGGAAATTAATAATGTTACCGGTGGGTAACGCGCTTATGCCATTTAAGTCCATTCTTCGTCTCCTTTCTTGACGGATATTGTGAGTTCTAACCCTTGCTCTTCGCAGAAGCTACGTAATGAATTTACGCGTCCACGAAGTAGCATTCGTATGCCACTTTCAGTTTTTCTGTAGTTCTTGCGGTGATATAAGGTAGCGCACGCTTTACAGCGACGGGTGGCTTTACCACCATGCCCTCGCTCAAACTGGTCTTCTTCCTTCATTTCACCGCAGTATCGGCACATCTTTAGACACATAATGTTTCCCCTGTGACTGAATCGTACACATCGAATAAGAAGTTAGTTTGGTCGTAGAAAGTGTCTTTAAGCACGGTTCTAAGGAAATTAACCAAAGCCTGCGCGCGTCGTTTAGTTAGCTTAAACTCGTCTAGCGTACGTTCTTCCTCCGGCACAAATAAATGGTATGCCGGCACACCGATATTTTTCGCAGTTGCCTCCCACGTACGATAAGCGAACATAATTTCATCTGCGAGCGCACCTACGGCGAAAGGAGTACTAAGCGGTAGTTCCTCGCGCATACCTAGATAGTTACAGAGAAATAATCTCGGAGGATGGCGTGGGTCTTTTTCTACGCAAAGACCGTGCCAATTTGTCGCAGGATCTACGAGGACTGATTTAGCTTGCTCGATTAATTCTGCGTTATCTTCCGTAAGCATTATCTTATCCGCCAAATGGCATTCTTCATACGTACCAGCAAAAGCGAATGCTAGTGTATGGCTTGTGTTATACTGGATACGGAGCTTCTGCGCAGAAAACGACGTATTGTTTCGGAAACATCTGCGGTCGGCGACAAGAAAGCGACCGTCCCATACGATTTGTGTCATGATTATTTCTCCTGTTCATAAATTATGGGTATCGCTACCCAGTCTGTACCGGCGATAAGTCCGTTGCTATCGCGGTACTCAATCATTTGCTCAATGACTTGGCTTCCATCTTTGTGGATTACGCAACGTAGGTTCATCGTGGTAACAGGGGTAGATGACTTGCCTCCGTTAGCTGAGTTCTCCTTTTTGCCAAACGCGTGCCAGTTACTCACTTGCATCCTCCAGTAGGCTACTATAGGTGGACTTCACAAGTTCGTCGGCTTTTATCACCATACAATACGTACGACCTGTGGTGTTTGGTAAGCCTTTGGATAAGATAAGCCGTGCGCTCGCATGGGTAAGTAACCCACGTTGTATCAACGCATCCTTGACCGAGTTGATACCGATATTGCGTTTCGACAAGTATTCTTTTAGCGCAGAGGTGCGGATATACACCATGCCACTGTCTTGCTCGTAGCGTACGTTTAAGGTGCCTGTCGGTGCCATGCGAACCATGAGCTGTCCTTCCTGTACGCCTACGTCCGTTACCACGGTATTGCGGATATTATCTGCCAAGAAGCTAGACAACACGTCAGTAGGGCTAAACTCGTAGGTATTACGTGATACGCGGTTGTGTTCCACGATACTAATCAACGTATCGAATATCGCTCGCATATCCCATTCGACTAACCCCATCTTGTTCGCCAGTACCCCTGCGACGTAGATAACCGCGCACCCGACGATCCAAAAGCGTTCGTCTGAGGTGGCCTCAAGGCGTGTACTGAAGCTCTCAATGGTCGTGTCGATCAAGGCTTGAATATCCGCTTGTGGGATTTTTACAAGGTTACTAATCCATTCCGCCCCGGCCACACCGTAGTTCTCGCGAATAGGGTTCTTAATTAAACGTTCACCCTCGTGGACGGAGAGTACAGGCTTAGGCAACTTAAACTCTAACGTACGTGAGATTTCCGCAGCCACATCTTCTTTCGCAGTATTAATGCGGTCGATTAGTGAAAAGTTACCGCTAGAAAGCACCATAAGCTGCCAAGACAAGTTATCCATACGCTCACGCATATTGGTGTCTAAGCGACGTTTTGTGCGCCCCTGCGTTACACCCAAGAGTAGGTCTGACGTAACACGTGGATCTAAGTTCGATAGCTCGTCGATAGTAACGCCAAGATTACACCATCTACCGAAACGTTCTTCAATGGCGTTCACCGTGTCCTTCGCATTTAATAAAAGCTCGCTAGGGTGTCCCCAAATACCGTTCATCATCTCTTGTGTTGTGGTCTTACCGTACCCTGGCTTAGTCATTAAGTGCAACCAAATACCGTTGTAGTTAGTAAAGCGCATGAGCGTAGTACCGAAACTACTCAATACACAAATCTGCTGTTCTACCGCTCCATAAGTCGCTAGACGGCGCATCAAGTTCTTCCACCCTTCAAGCGTGCCGGATTGGCGGAACAAGCGACAATAGTTCTTAATGTTAAGATGTGGTTGTACAGTAACAACGCCATCTCGTTGATATAGCTTGTTACCTAGTAAGAACTGTTGGGTGTCATCTACCCACCCGAAATGTTGCATCTGTCTTACTTCCGTCATTTTTTCTTGAACCTCGTTCTGATACGCCCGTAGATAGTTAATGAGCGTAATCATGTGTTTGTCTTTAATGGAAACCCCGGCCATACCGAGCCGTTGCTTTAAGCGGTCGGGTGCGTACCAGTCTTTCATAAAAAACGAAATTTCTTGGTACTGGCCGTTCAATCCAATCCGGAGCATATACTTAACCATCACGCTCTGCTCACCGTCCACAACCTCTACGAACTTTGTCATGATCGGGAACAAGTCACCTTGGAAGAATACGACCTCTTGGTCGTTCTCTTGGTCGTTCTCTTGGATAACTAATCCTTTTGCGGATCGTTTGTACGGGAACGGTGGTTGCGGTGTGCCATCATTGCGCGTACTATCACTTCCGCCATTACCGCTGCCGTTACTGCTCTGTTCTGTACTTGTAGCGACGCTAGTCTCTGCGACTTTATCTCCGCGTTCTCCCTCGCTTGCGCTCTGCGTTTGTACTGGGTATTCCAACGCTCCGATCTCCAAGTTGTACTGAGGGACTGGGATTTCTTCATAATGCTCCGCCAAAGTTAAAGGTGTTTTTATTCTACCTTCCGCCATGTAAGGACAACCCTCGCATAGCTCACCGCATTCACGCTGGAAATAGGAGCAAGTTGTCGGCCCCATATCCATATCCACAAAGCGTTGTAACTTCTCTGCGGTGCGGTCTTCGTCAAAGCGAGTTGTCTCAGGAAAGCGAGTTTTACACTTGCTACGTAAGGTCTCTATGTGCTTATCTGCGTTCTCGCAGTAGCGCATTACACCAAGTACTCCACGCCATACAGGTTCAGCTACGGGGTTATCACCGAATAGCGTAAAATTTGCTACTTGGCAGCGTTTTAAAAAATACTTCGCGTGCTTAGGCTTTTGATCGACAAACGAGGACGGGTCTTTCTTGACGTACTCTACGACCTTTACCTTAATGGCTTCTATCTCTGCCTTGTGTTCGCGATAGTAAGGCTTAAGCGCATTTACAAACGTAGAGAATGGTACATCCGGTGCGTCTGAGATAAGCTCAACACGTTTACCATTCTTATGATTAATCGTCCCTACAGGGCGAAGAATACGCGCTCTATCCATTGTACACGCGGGGTCAGCGTATAGTCCGTAGTGCTTAATAATGGCGTCAAATACTTTCGCCATCTTAAACCAACTCTGTGCGTCGATTTCTTCTTCCAAGGCCCAGTAAGCGTGTACACCGCGACCACTGTTAATCACGATAGGGTCAGGCAGACCAATGGCATGAACGAAGTCCCATAGCTTTTCAATCACCATAGACTGCGTGGCATAACCTTTCTTCTCCGCGTACTTATCCTCGCCAACGTCGAGGTCTAACCAAAAGGCTTTGAATGCGATAGTAAAGTCAGCACTGCGAGAGAAACCTTTGTAGGGTTTACCTTCGTATTCTTTATCAATAAAACTACGTTCAGGATCAAAACCACCCAATGCCATGTAAACTGTGTTACTTGAGTGGGACATAAGCCCTATACGTTTCGATAGGTCAGCAACGGTCTTAAACGTTTTATGGCGTGTAGTAAGTGAAGGGGAACCGTCTGCTTTGAATACCAAGTCTCCATTGTTATCTACACGCTGTTGCATTACAGCCATAACCTTAAGTCCGGAGCTTGGTAATATGCGAGAGAGGTGTTCAAAAGTATTCATAATGTTGCACCTACGAACAAAAGTCAGATCTTACTCTGCAATCGGGCAATTTAAAATGCGGGTAAGCAGATGCAAGTAGGTACAACATTATGAATACTGTACAGTTGATTGGATTTATCATTGATATTGCCCTCTTTATCGGTAGAAAACGCGGTGAGTCTGCTCTCACCGCGAAGTATTTTATTATAAATTAATCTTAGTCGTCAAACTCATCTAAGTCTTCCGCTAAAACTTTTGCCTTTGCAACGTCTTCCGATTTTACTTCAACTTCGTTAGACACAACGTTTTCGCTTTCTTCTGCTTTCTTCTCCACGGCTTTGCGTTTAGGCGCAGATTTCTTCGCAGGCACTTCCGCCGGAGCTTCTTTCGTTTCTTCGACTTCCACTTCTACAGGCTCAAGTGCTTGTGGGAAGTTTTCCGCTAAGAATTCACGGACTTCGTCTTCTGTTGCATCATCCGCCCATTCTTTCAATTCAGCGTAGTCATACTCACTAGTATTCACCACATCAGGGTGTTCCATACCTAGCACAACTTTGCGAGTTTTCTTAGCTGGTGGAGCTTTCTTAGCAGGTGCTTCTTTTTTCTCAGGGGCCTTCTTAGACGGCGGAGCAGATTTCTTCGCTGTTTCTTTAGTGGCTTCTTCTACGCTTGGCACTTCTACGTTTACAACCGGAATACGACCTGCGGATGAAGGATTATTAAATGCAGCATTGAACGGCTCAAGTAGTTCTTTAACGTCGTCGCTATCTTTTAGTCGTAAGATTTCGGCCATTTGTTCTTTATTTAGCGTCCAATATCCACCGTTAGCGGTCGATGCGATACCAAACTTCATCGTAGCAACTTCCATCTTAGGCATCGCCATACACGTTGTTACAACGGCTTGTGTTGGGATCGGCATAGGTTTTTTCGTTACCGGATGAACTTGTGAAGTTAATACTTTCATGTACCATGCGTAACTACCATATCGTCCTTTAACTACCGTGTCGTCTGTTAGCGACTTATATTTCGGCTCTAACACTACCGGATCGGAGAACGTACCGTCTTCATTTACCAACACGCAAATAAGGCGACGATAGGTGTTACAAGGAAGATTACCGTTGACGTAGTTCTTACTAATTTTGTTGTAAGCACATTCTTTACAACTATCGCATAACGGGTGTTCTACCGTTGTGTCAGGTGCTTGTCCGTCCGTACTGTAACAATCAGGTGCTTCAAATTCACCGGAATCTTTTTGTTCGTCGTAAGATTTCTCATAATGAATACGAGAGTTAAAGCTGCGCTGATCGACGATAACGATTTTAGGTTCACGCCCTAGATCAACAACTTCACCTTCCGGTGTAACCAGTTCCCAGTCGCCACTATTACCCATCGACAAACGGGGTGCGCGTTTAAAACCACCGGCAAGACCTGCGGTTAAGTCTTTAGTTAATTCTTCTGCTTGTGCTTCGTCGAAAGGAAGGGCTAATTCGCCCATATTCAGAACCATTAAGTCAGACATAAAAAATCACTCCTGTTTAATTATTTAAGTTTACGTAGTTTAAGTCTTTGCAATGTTTTTTGCTCTACCCCTTTAGGTAGATCTAGACCTTGCTTTGTTAAATCATTAAGCGTTGTACTTGTAAGCCGCTTTTGTAAGATAGCAAATGCTTCCGGATTTACTAACCCATCTCTAATATCTGCGGCTAAACCGTCGGCCACCTCGCGAACGACATACTCGTTCACATCTAAATCATTCGCGATACGTGAAACCACTTTATCGTCAGCTAAATGCCCTGACAAACTGTCTGCAACGATTGAGCTATATACCGACGTCCAACCTTCTTCGCCAACATTGTACACGGTCTCAGGTTTGTAAGAAACACCGAGTACGCCGGTGAATTTCATTTCTGATGAACCATCTTCTTCCATGCGATGACGAAGTTCGTCCTCGATGATAGCCAAGCGTGTCTTCGCACGTTTTTCATCGGATGCCACAACATCTAAACGATCTAATGTTTGACGTGCTAGTTGTGCGATGACTTCGGTTTTTGCACTGCGCAGTTTTGTTTTTAACGCTTCTAAGTTTTTCTCAGTTACGTCGTCCAAGTCCATACGACATTCTAATACTGTAGCAATTTGTGCTTTAAGTTTTAGTAAGTCGTCAGTAGAGAAGTTACCCAGTGGGAAATACTGCGTACCTTCGTCCATGTGCTTAGCACTATCGCCAATATAGATACGGTGTTCTTCGTCCGTTACTTCGTTGGACATACCGGGTGAAAAAATATAAAGGAATTTACCTTTTCCTGCCATAATAATTGCCCTCTTTGTTGTTAAGTGCGGTGGATTATATACTGAAAAATTTTTACTGTAAATCTATTTTTGTTTAGATACTGAAAAATTTTTACTGTAAGCCTATTTCTTGTTTATATAACTCAAGAAAACTCTGTTGTGCCTCACTACCACTTGCGAGTTTGTTATAAATAGCTCGTTCCAGTGGGGTGCAAAAAATGTGGTAGATACCCATGTTGTTTTTCTGTAGCTTAGACTGAATGCGCTTATTCGCTTGATCGTAAAGCTCTAAGCTATGGTGTGGCGTGAACCACACAATCGTATCTGCCACGGCGAACTCTAACCCGTGCGAGGTTGTTTTAGGGTGCGCAACAAGCACCTTAATATTCGGGTCAGTTTGGAATTTATGAACGACATCATCGCGCTTTTTACCTGTAACTCGACCATCGATCCACACCGAACCATACTTCTTGTTACAATGTTCTTGGAGTAAGTCAACCACAGCCTTGAAACTGGCGAACACAATCACTTTGTTGTCGGTACCTTGAATAATCTCGTCCAGTACTTTAAGTCGGCCCTTCGGTGGTAACTTCAATACCGCCGTGTCATCGTCGCCATCTTGATCCAATTTCACCACACCGGCTGCGGTCTGTAATAGTTTAAAGACTAACACCCCTGCGTTAGCTGCCGATATTTTACCTTCACGTAGCGGTATAGCACCATCGTGTCTTAGTTTGTCATAAGCTTTCTGTTGATCGGGTGTCAACTCCGCCTCGTTGTACATCATCTGTAGTGGAGGTAAGTCGAGTACATCGTCCGCATTAAAGCGAATCGCAGGTTGGAGTGCATTAAACACTATATCTTCCCACCCACGCTTAGGCACCCACTTACGCTCACCGACTTTGAACATCGTGGCCGCCTGCCATGCACCAACGGTTTTAGGAACGCGATGCGGTGCCACAAGTTTGATAAATCCATACGCAGCGACCGGGCCACCGGAGAGTGGGGTACCGGTTAAAGCCCATACGTACTTACACTTAGTCGCCATCTCATTCATCACCGCCCAGCGGTCTGACTTCGGATCGCTAAATAAGCGTGCTTCATCAATGATTAGTAGTGTCTTATCCGTTAAGTAGTTGTCCCAAATATCTGCCACAACTTTGATTCCGTCGTGGTTGATAATATGAAAGTCGCATTTCTGACGTAGAACAGACCGTCTAACCGACGCGCTACCTCGTGCTACCATCGCCCAACGATTGGCGAATATGGCATTGACTTCATTCAACCAAGTACCACAGTTAGACACGGTGCAACACACTAACACTTTGTCGATGATACCCTCTTTCATTAAGTAGTCAGCCGCCCATAAGCAACTCGCAGTTTTACCGGTACGTTGCGTATTAAGTACGAAGGCCTTCGGATTTTGCGAGACAAAAACGGCTGTCTCTGCTTGGTGCTTCATCGGGTCATACATCCCATGTAACTTAGGATAGGCATACTGTACTCGCATAGGTTCAAGACCTTCGAGTTTCGCACCGAGATTACCAAGGATTTTATGTGTATCGACATTATGTTTGACGGCCAGGTTATGACCGTCTTGTTTAAATTTAATACCGGCTTGTGAAAGTACTTCCGTGTACTTTGAAGGGTCTCTCACCTTTAGGACTATGGCTTTTTTATCCTTAACTACAAGTGCCATACCGCCACCCCTACCGAAAACTTATACTCTGAATTTCCATTTTGTAAGTTCACTGCGTGATATTTTAGAACTACACCTGTTTTATTCACGCTAACTTTAGCGAATGGCACCGTGTCTTTTAATGCGTCTGCGCATCGGATATTACTTTGAAGGATAGAACTAACTACCGTTTTTGAGAGTGATAACCCTATACCATACGCCATTGTTTCAGCTAACTCTTGTAACCGACTTTGGCATTGTTTTACATTGTCGTCTTGAAGATCTACGCCATATATAGATCCCAATGCCATATAAAACTTCTCCTCTGTCTCCTTATCGCTGTCGCCATCTGCGATAATTGTACTTAACTTACGAGAAAGTATCTCCACAAGGAAGTTACCTGTACCACAGCTCGGCTCTAAAAACGTGGTCTTCTCATCGTAGCACTCCGCTTGAATCAAGTCGCACATTTCCTTTACAACCTTAGAAGGTGTAAAAACCTCACCGAAGTTTTTAACGCGCTGACGAGAAAGAATTAGTTGCTCATCACTCACCGTCGAACTCCACAGGCTCAAGTTTGTCTTTCCAGCGATAGAGAACCTTAGCGTGTTCATGCTCTTTCAATGCGTCTAGGTCTTCCATATCACCGTACGTCCCATTGTTGCTTGCGGCTTTGCTTAATTCTTTCGCGTAGAATATGGCGAGGTCGACACTTTCGTTGTCTACCACCCACGCAAAACCGCGCGCTTTATGAATACGATCTAGTGCATAAGCCTGCAAGACGGTAGGCTGTTGTTTAGGTGTAGCCTTACACTCAAACGCAAAAGGCACACCTTTAATAATCGCCATTACATCGGGAATACCTGTCTGCCCCATACCGTTTTGTACCGGCATATAATAAAAGCAATCGCCACCTAGCGATTTTAGAAAGTCTATGAGTTTCTTTTTAACTTTCCCCTCTGGAGTTTGCTTAGCCATAATCTACCCCGAAATTCCTACAAGAATGAATCCAACTACCATACCTACGAACACACCTAACTTAAAACCTCGCCACCAAGGGTCTTCGCTCATAGCGATGTCTAACTTATTCATCGTTCGTTTTCCTCTTGCTTCGTCGCTTCATATCCACCTTGAAAGGCTTCCCATCGATTTTGTACACGCCAATCTTTAAAATTACCATTCGTGTACTGGTCGTATTCAAAGTGATGATACTCAGGCGGATATTGGCGGAAATGCCACTCTAAGAATTTTTTATGTAAGTTCATAAGCCACCTACTGCTGGGTAATAATAGAAGGCTCACCGGCCATTGCTTTTTCTACTGCTTTCACGATGTCCGCTTCGCTCATACCTTGTTGGCGGAGTTGGTTAGCCATTTCAATCGCCATAGCTTTTTTCTTAAGCTTCATGAAGTCTTCTAAGTCTTTACAGTAAACTAAGTCTTTTAGGATTACTTCCAAGTTTTGTTGGCGTTGCATCATAAGGCCATATGTCTCATTTACTTTGATATGCTGCGCTTGTACGATTTCAAGTAACGTTTCTTTGTCTAACTGCGCGTAGTGCGCCAAGAACCCATCGTAGTCTTGTGCTTCCAAGCGACTGTCGGCTGCCTGTAAGTGCGTTGCGTTCTTATTAAACTGCGCGCGGATTTTGTTAATGAAATAGGCGTAGCGTTGTTGTGGAGTTTTAGTTTGTTCAGTCATTGTTTTTACCTTTTATTCCAGAACGGGCAAGATTTAGCTTGGCACCATGGTTTACCACCGTTGACGGTTGGTTTATTTGGGCGACACAAACCACTAGGGTTCGGTAGCCATTCGTTTCTTTCCGTAGAGTGAGCAATACGTTCGATGTCTAAAGCTAAGTCGCTTTTCATCTGTTCCATATCAGATCGTTTGAACAGTAATCCTTTTCTTCCGTGTTCAATCGGACTAAATTGCATCGCGTCTAAGAAGATATACGCCACACGAATTTGCTGGATATGCGGATAAGCGATAAATGCCATGAGTGCATAGTTTGTAAGCTGCTTACGGAAATCTTCGTTGTCCTTGACCTTACCGGTCTTGTAGTCGAAGATAACCGCCTTGCGATCTTCGTGGTTTAATACCACCACATCCGCTGTACCACCATACCATCGCTGCTTATAATCACACGGCTTGAAGTCTGCCGTGATACCGAACTGAGTCTCCGCTAACTTCTCTCCTTTCATCAGCTCAAGGCGGCGGATTAAAGGTTCAAAATGTGCGGTCTCAGCCGGTAAGTCTAACTTCGCACGGAGGCGATCTTCTAAGTGCTTATGCCAACGCGTACCACGTTCTGTCTCAGCCGTGGACTTAAACACCACCTCTTTAGAAATGTACTTGGCATAGTACTGCTTAGGGCAGGTATTATAGGTGCTTACCGATGACGGAGATTGGGGCATGAGTTTCATATTAAATCCAACATTTCTTTCCGATTTAATGGATAAGTAGGACATACATGGTGATCCCATCGCTCTGAACCATCGTATTCAAAACGGCTAGACCAAGTACCGTCTTTCCACCAAATAAATCCGTACAATTCTTGCCTTCCATACCCTGCGTCGTACATACGATCTATTTCAAATAAGAACGATTGTAGTTGTTCGCTACTATACCCTTCCGGTAGATGAAATAATGTCGCATTATATGGATTCTCTCTATCCGTATGTAGAGCTAATTGTACTGCTTTTATGTTTTCTACCCCGTTAGTATGTTCGAGTAGTTCGGTTATTATGTTCATCTTCATATTTATGCTCCGTCGCGCTGAAAACTTGAGATCAAATAAGACACTTCTTTCGCTTGGCGGATACAGTCTTCTAACGCATTATGCGTAACAGGTTGTGGTGGCACCTCAATACCTGCGATTTTATTTAGCATCCGCACCGTACGAACCGAGCGTGTATTCCAAAACTTCCACGGTACAGGTAAGTTTAATTCGCCATATAAATTACTTAAGATCGCTAAGTCGAAGTCAGGGTCGCACGCCCACACGATAATATCGTCGTATTCTTCCGGCGAAGTAACCCCATAAGTACGGCTTTTAAAAAACTCTCCTAGTTCAAATACGGTATTATGAGGGCTAATCTTTTTCGAATTAGGATTCGTTAAGATATTATCCGCGTTGTTTTCTATTAACTGCTTGACCCACCACTGTACGGTGTCTCCTGAAATATGCCGATCACGCTGCATATCTAGTCTGAGTTCGCGATAGAACTCACGCTCAATCTTACCGGTAAACGGATCGAACTCAACCGCACCGACACTTAATACCACTGCGTTTACTGCGGTAGATAAGGTCTCACTATCTACCATGAAATGTTTAGCCATACTATTATTCCACCGTAATCACGCAGTCCATGTACAACTGTACAAACTTACCGGTATTTTTGCTTTTGTAATACACACCGCCACCGCTCTCCGAGTATTCTACGCGACCTGTAGATCTATCAGTGAACACCGGCGTAGCTGACCCTGAATAGCATACGATGTCGGTCTCGTTGTTAAAGCGCACAATCCGCTCTCTTTCCGCATCGGTACACGCTGCTAGTACAGCTAACGCTATCATACCGATAGTAATCATCTTTGCCACGCGGCGTTCGCGCTTAGTCATATACAACTCCTCCTCTCGTTCCTTCTACATACTCACCGACTACAGTAACGTTAGGACGAGTGCGATTGGCGTACTGTAATTTATTACTTACTTCCCCGTTCACTTTAATATTGCGAAGTGCGAGCATTGGGAACGGCACGTACGATGCACGCGATAGTTGCTCTTCCATATCTGAAACTAAATATTCACCTTTCATACCTTCAATGGTAATCACGCTTTTGCCGAACACTACGCCTTTACCTTCTACTTGCTTTTCGATCGTACGTTTGTAGAGTTCAGCGCCTAAGCGATGATAGGCTTCCTCTGTTTCGCGTAGCTTGTCGGCAAGGGTACGATCATCGAGTACGGAATAATCTTCGCTGCCGTTCTTTAATAGCACCGGCGCTTTATCGTACGTCGCTAAGAAAATATCCGGTTTACAAGGGTAAAATTCACCCTTAACACCTTGGATGATGTAATCACCATAGGACGCTGTCATCAAACCTTCAAGCGTTTCGATTTCAGCGAAAGGTGCGCCACCATTGAAGATGTGCACTTTGTCTAGATCTAACCACTCAGGCATACCGACCTCGACGTTTTCGGTTGTGAGTTGCCAAGCGTTTACTTTTACTGGTTTTTTGACGTATTTAGTCATAGTCTGCTCCATTTACCATTTGTTCTACTTTGTCAATCGGTTGTACAACATGAACTACTTGCGAATTATTAGGTTCGTAGTTACTAAGAACTATCATTGACCCACTATTACCGTTTGGATGTACTTTGATAATGTGCGCTGGGTTGATCAAAACAGTTTTACCTTCTATGGCGGTAAATGCGATTAGTTTAGTCATCCTTTGCTCCTTTCATCTTCGCAATAACTTCTTCTACACTTTCTGCGACAAGAAATTCGTTGTTATAGAGCACTCTTATCACTGTCGCTTTTAGGTTATGGTGAGGACTTACTGACATAATAGCGTTTTTATTTATTAAAACTGCGCTATCCTTCCCATAGTTTTTGAATTCAAGATACAAATTCATTTTTAATCTTCCTCTATAAGTGATAACGTACCGACGTTACGGCTCGGTCGTCGTAAGGTGGTTCTTTCATTCCTAGTACATCAATCGCGAAGCGATTTACTAAAACTTCTTCCTCTTTAAATCTACTAAACTCTGCACGGCAGAAGTCTTTGTATTCTTGGAAGTTAGATGGCATCCAACCCTTACCATTCGTATTTAATACATCGCTACCTTCATACAAACTGTCTTTTCTAACGATGTTTCCATTCTCTACAACAAACCCAGGTTCAAAGTAAAAAACTTTCTTCGTGTCGCTGAATTTATGTCGTTTTAATACCACCCGTACATTTCCGTCACTATCAGGGATTTTAATGTATGTGTGATACTTAGGTTCTTCCGTGAAGAAAAGTTTTAGGCTCATTCTTTAACTCCTTACCAAGTTCCTCTAATTTACTTCGTGTTACGTACAATGTACGCGCCACTTTTTGATCATCATCGCGCTTAGCGAATAACACCAAGATGCTACCGGAATTGTTACCGTCTGTTCGTTCACCGGTACTGTTGTTGATAAAACTGATACGCCCATTACAGATAAATGCCACCGCTTTGGCGTGCTTAACACACTCGCTGAACCACGCTGTACCCTAACATCGCCATGATTGTTCGCTCTAATCCACGTAGCGCAGTATCATGCGCGGTACTTGTAAATTTAATCTTTGCTGCCACAGACTAATCCTCCATGTCATCAAAATCACTCCACGTGATTTTATATTCACGTCGTTTAAATAGGCTTCTAAGGACTTTTTCTTGACGGGTAGTTAGCACTAAGTTAATAACCAAACTATATTCATTAGGTTGCGGAGAAATCTTTAACCCTACAACCTCTCGATTCAATAAACTTAAGCCCATTGCCTTATGGGTTTCGAAAACGAGGTCTAATAATTCACGTGCATTAAGTGAAGAAGTAAAACGAATAACGACATTATTCTCAATCATAGTTGCTCCTATTTATCTAATTCAGCGATTATCACAACCGCATTAACCATTGATTTACCGTTTTGTTCCAACTGGCGTAATTTCTTCGCCATGTAGCTCTCTTGTCCGGGTCGTGGCATTACCTCCACACGTAGCTCACGACGGTGGCTAGGCCATTCGTCGCGCTTTGCTAAAGTAACTCTACCGCGCATCCCTCGGAGGTTTAGTTTCTCCATAATCCGCTCAAGCAGCTCTACGTCGCTGACGTCAGCGAGAAGTGAAAATTGAATCTTAATCATTTTGTAATCTCTCCTTTGCCACCTCTACATATGAGGTGATTATTTCGCTCCCAATAAAGCGACGGTTCATCTTCTTACATACTACGGCCGTTGTACCTGTTCCCATGAACGGATCATAAACTACGTCTCGTTCACGTGAGAAATTTGTGAGGATCTTCTCAACCAATTCTTCCGGAAATGTTGCGCCGTGTAGATTAGTTACTTTCTTACCGCGCTTAATTCTCCACACATCATTTAATGTACCTCTCTCGAAGTTACAATAATTAAATTTACGACTTATCGCGTCGCGTTTTGCGAACACAATTATAAGCTCGTACTGTCGATTTAAGACGCCCTCGCTCATAGCCGGTGGAGCGTTCTCTTTGTCCCAAACAATTATGTCTTTTACATATTCGTTAAGTTCGCCAAGAAGTTTAAATACCGCTCGCTTACTTCCGGTAACGATTTGTACGTTATAAAATACAATGGGTGCCACTCTTAGAAGTTCTTTAATAACGCGCAAGTGGAAATCAAAGTATTCTGCGATCGGCATATTGTCACTAAACCCATCGTACTTCGTCGAAAACTCTTTCGTAATCTGACGTGAGCAATATTTCCCGTCTCGAATACGAAGATTCATATTGTACGGTGGAGACGTTATCACTAGATCAACGCTGTCGTCTGACATACGCGCCAATGTATTAAGACAACTTTCATTAAAAATTTTATTGATCATTTCGCACACCCGTAGCGTTGCGCAATTGAACCATCTACTGCTAACGGGAGTGACGCATACCACCCTGTTGAGTGCGTCATTACATCCTGCATGATGTCGAATACTTCTTCCGCCAGTTCGTCTTTACAACACACAATGATTTCATCGTGAACGGTCATCACGATATGAGCATCATCACGAGTGAATCCACGTTCAAAAAACTTCTTGCGTAGGTTTACGACTTTCTCCGCTGCGATGTCTCTACAAGAGGCCTGACAATTATGAACGATGAATGGTTCTTCTTCCCCTTTCACCACGAATCGGTTTCTAGGGCCACAGTTTAGGATGTCGTAAACTTCCTTCTCACCTTCGTTTTCGCTATGAAGGGTTAATGTAGGTTGATCTACGGTAAAACTGCGAATAGTAGCCTTAATATGGTCTTCCAACCGCAATAACGGAGTATCACCTAATTCACCTGCTTGGCACCAGCCACTAACAGTTAAAACTTCGTGGTCTTCTGTCATGCTTACGCCATCTACTACCACGCACTCCTTGTAACCTTTCGGTACAATACCAGCGTGATTTACAAACTTAATCCCGTCGTGAACCTTATCGGTTAACTTAATGTCTTTTAGCTTAACCCAACCACGGTCAGTCATAACTTCGGCATCTCCATCGACGCAAAGGTTTTCCGTAATTTTTCCACCGAACGTCTTTTCCCAGTCAGGTTTCTTAGTATGTTTGTTCTTACCCCAAAACCATAACTCGTTACCCATTTCACCTGGCCGGTGGTGTACGCCACGATATGTCAACGCCATGCCATTCGGGCGCATAATTTTGTTACCGACCGAATAAAACAATTCGTTCTTATCGCCTAACTCTACGTCAATACCTTGTACCATGGCGTTAAGCATCGTTTTACACTTGTCCCAACCTCGCTTAATATTCGGCGCAGATTGGCGATAAGAATTCACAAAGGATTGGAGTTGTTGTTCGGTAAATTCTTCTGAACGCTTACCCATTACCACGATAAGCCCGTTCTTACCGGCACCATAACCTAGACCTAATTGTTGCGATTTACCAACGAACCGTTGAGACTTATTAACTTCCCCGTACTCGATGCCGTAGGTCATCGCTGCCGTTACCTTATAAACGTCTTTACCGCTCACTAACGTGTCTAAGATCCACACCTCACCCCAAAGCCAACTATTAAACCGCAACTCAATTTGGCTCCAGTCCAGTACCACGAGCTTCTTACCCTTCGGTGCTTTGATAGCATCGCGAAGGCCCATGACGTGGAGTTCTTCTTCGTCGTTCTCGACTACTCCGGCACGGGCCAAATGAACTTTGTTATCGTCTAGTACGGCAACGACTGCATCGGCTGCGTCTTTGTAAAATACTTTCGTTCCTACCGGAGTGGTCTTATCAACAAGCTGATTTCGGTTCATATTCTGAACGTTAATGGAGTCTGAGTTATGAACTAATTTACCGTTCGCCCAAAATCTATGACGAGGGCCACAGTTAACAATGTCATAAACAGGTTCAACGCGAACGTTTGCCTTTTCTTCTGCTAATAATTTCTTCATCAGTAAAACCTTGTTTTATTAAATTCCGTATAGCTTCGTAACAATAATCCGGTCGCATTGACAATAAATGTCTTATTCTCGCTCCCATTGCTCCTACCTTATACGCTCTTTTATTACTCGCTTGTTCAGACCGCGTTGCCCAACGTAAATTACCTGGTTCATAGTGGCCGTTGTTGTCAATTCGATCTATGGAATGGTCTTTACTTGGACGATCACCTAAGTTCTCATACACCCATTTCGCCATTTCCATCGGAGAGTTAAACCGGAACTTTATACCTCTAGCTCCGTAATCCTTATACGCGTTTGAATTTTTATTTGAACATCGGTCTTTTGCGCCTGTACAAATAAATCTCAAGTGGCGATACGGGCAGTTCTCTACTTCTTCGGACACTTTGCGAATTGCTGCTTGTGTCATCTTCCGTTGATGTTCTTTCCAAGCAGCGGTTTCGGCTAGTTTCCGCATTTTCCGCTTCTGCGCGCAGTTATAGCAACCTATCCACCCTCTTTCTCTCATAGCTCTTTCAAGCTCTGATTTTTTGCTATAACCTTGTCTTCCACAAGAACAAACCCAATCAACTACCCACTTCCCTCGGTCATTTAGGTGTTCGCCCGTTAGCGTAAGTTCGCTTAACACTCGGTTCTTGGCAATCCATGATTTTCGTTCCTGTTCGCATCGCTTCAGATAAGCTAATCGTTTCGGTGTCATTGATGAACACCGGGTGGCACGCTGTTCCTGTGATTCCGTCATGTGTAATAACCTCTTGATACCCACTAAACTTAACACCCTCATGCTCTACGAACTCTACTCCGTCCCACACAAGGTCTGACAACAGTACGTCCACGATTTTCTTCTGAACTACTTGTTGTTCGGCTGTTAAGCATAGTATCAAAGTATCAGCAGTTAAGCAACCACCCCATCTACCTGTGTGCGCTGCGTAGTACTCTAAAGGCATCGGCATTGGGTTACGTGATGCCAACTCAAAGAACCGCTCAACCCGTGTAACCGCCTGTGACGACTTGTTACCTAACCGTGCTTCTACAAGTTCAACCACGTTTGGATCTTCGTGTTCGAGTAAGCGTAGAAAATCAAGGTCTTTCTTCGCGAAGGCATACTTGGTCTGCCCTTTGGCGTTTATTTTTGTTGGTGGCTCGACGCCCAAGTTACGCAACAATTCTGCGAACTTGTCGTCAGAACGAAGATCTGAAAGCGTCGCACCAACTTTACTTAGTAACGCATCACGTTTGCCATTCACCATGTCGCGTACGACTTTAAGTACCGGTTCGTGTAACTCCACTACCGGATAAGTAAACGTTTCGATTGTGGCAGTCATAACGTCAATCTCAAGCTCAGGGAACTTGAACTCACGCATAAACCAGTTATATGCCGACCACGTTAAGTCCACGTCCGTACATCCATACTTGGAATAAGCGTCGTATTCTTCGTCCGTGAAGTCCATGAGGTGCTTACCGTTAGCGTTTATGACTTCGTCGCCCTTATCAAGCGAGCGTAACATTTCTTCTTCGCTAAGGTGGCCCCACGTTGTGTTGCCGGCGTCATCACGTATAATGCCCCAGTTATAAACGTCGCGCAGTTGTCGTGTTACCACATCCAGTGAGTTGCCATCCCATAATTGACTGGCACGACTCATAAGCATGGTGTCTGCAATTTGGCCAGGGTAGATATTATAGACCCAACCGAGGATTGCGCAGTCAAACCGACCGTTGTGAGCGATTAATCGTACATTATCCCAACCGTAAGCAACTTCTACGTGGTTCAACCAGTCTTCTATTTCATGAGGGCATAACCACTCTGACGGGCGGTTGCCAACCTTTATCGACAATCCAGTAACTTCGAATTTAGGATTGCGAATATACTGCTCAATCGTCAATCCACTATTTTTATTCTTCAAAAAATACTTAGACTTCTTGTCGTAGTAGGTTTCGAAGTCCAGTGTAATTTCAGTGCGTTCCATCCTACCACCCACTTATAACGATACCGCCTTCTTCACCACGGCAAGGTTGGATTTCTTGTACTTGGTATCCCTTACTCGATAGTTCGTTATACACTTCCGTGCGATCGTTACACCCAAATCCGTTAAAGACTGAATCCGACACAAACACACTTGAACTATTCATGTATTCCGATTCTATGAAATCCTTTATACTACTAAGAACAGCCGAGGTTGAGCGATCTACTTTAGCTTTCTTTAGAGCAGAAGCCTCGATTAGTATTCCATCTGCCATCACTATTTCTCCGCTACATCCGGTGAATCTAATACGATCGTCTTCCCACGGTGCGACGCTGTGAGGAGGATGCCTTCATCTATTCCTACGCCGGCAAAAATTTCAAAATATTTATCGTTCTGTTTACGTAGTCGATCAACGGTGGCTTGTAGCTCTGCGACTTTTTGTTGCTCCGCCGTCAACGTTTCTTGTGCGTACCGCGCATATTCATTCGCATTATCAGTTTCATCGCGTAGAAGGCGTAAATCTAAGAGTAATTTCGCTTCAACTGCGCTAACCTCGCCGGTAGCAATTCGCTTAGCTAACTCAGAATCCTCAACGTTAAGGCGATTCGCTAAGTCTATATTGAATGCTTCTACCTTTTGACGTAAGGCTCTGCATTCTTCTTTTAGCTCAACGTTAGATGCGGTTAGGCGTGTATTCTTATTCACGAGATCCGTGGTAAGTTCGTTGCACTTATCCGCCACTTTCTTCCAGTAAAATGGATTTAATTTATTCAAAAAGTTCATGCTTTTACTCCTACATGGAATGGGTTAATACACCCTTCGAACCCACAACTACAACCTTCAATCAAGTGTGATTTAGACCCACCATGAACAGCGGCCACTAACAGTTTAAACGCATCACGGCGTTTACTACCTAACGCTCCGCTCACCGGCGTATCACCGGCTTTATCACCCACCCAAACTAGGTGTGGCCCACGTACTTCACATTCATCCAACAACTTAATATACAGTTCTTCATCACGAACAGTTTGCATTTTATTGCCCTTAACAAAACGCCACGCGAACTGCGAGATGTTAAAGTATTCACGTGCGGCATTTTGCGTACCGGTAAAGGCTTTTACGTCTTCTACATAGCAATGCTCTGCTAAGCGGATAGTGAAGTACGGGTACATCGCTGTGTTCTCTGCCAAGATTTTTCGAATGGCAGTCGGTGCGAGGCCTACTTCATCTGCCATATCTTCGGCTGCCACCGTTACGGCTAGGTCGAAGATTTTTTTATTTACCTCCATGAGGTTTTTCTTCGCACCGGCACGAAAGAAAGTACGCCCTGCTAAAGGTGAACCTAAGATAATATGTTCTTTCGCCACACAACGTGGATTCCCACATGAGGTTTTAAAGATGGTGGTTAATGTTGTACCTTCATAGATTTTCGTTCCACGAAAGGCACGGATATTTAAGTTTCGGTATTTACCGTCTTCTTGGCGCACACCAATTACCGGTGATTGACCCACCATCGCACCTTTCCAAATCAAACAATCGCCTTCTTGTACAAGCTTTGCTTTAACTCGCTCAGAAAGTTTCTTAGTCTTTCTCTCGCTCACGTTGTCCTCTCTGTATCTCAATAAATTGAGTAAGCACGGTTACGATATAATCGTTCATCGTTATGCCTTGGCGTCGTGCTTCTCTTTTAATGTCAGCTCTCAGGCTCTTTGGGAGCTGTAGCATAAATTTCGATTCCATACTCACACCGCTAAATAATATCACGGTGCAAGTATAACTTTTTACTTTTTAGTTTGCAACGATTATATCTTCAATTTAGCAAGCTCTTGGCGAAGGCGCTCAACCATCGTCCCACAGTGAGCATCCGCCTCTTCCTTGGTAGCAAACACACCAAGTATTACCGGCTCTTTAAGTGGCATCGCATACATCTCAGCCCACGCACAAAACTTCTCCTCGTAAACGACCTTCTCAACTCCGCCTTCAACTACGACCTTGTATGCCGGTTGACCGTCTCTAATCATAGATTGACTCCGCACGTTTCATTCCCTCCTCGTTGTAAAACAAGATTTTGTTCACTTCGCCGTTGTCATACTCCAACGCCACAAAGACTTTTAAACAAGGTGGGACTTCTTCGAAGTAGCTTAGCAGCCGGCCGCTTTTAACCCCGTCCATACGCCCTACGTGTTCGCCCCAGTTAATAAAGCCTTGCACCGTAGCGAACGGGTTAAACTTCTCATATCCAAAACTTGGGTCTTCAATGGCCGTCTTTTCAATCAAGCGTTGGCGGTATTCGGAAAGCTCACCCTTCTTCATCTTGCCTTCGCCTTCTGCGAACCAGTACCGCACATTACGTAGCTCTTTCACACGGTTAGCGAATTTAGGTTGATTATTAAACCACTCTACGTATTCACTAAGATAGTCAGTGCGGAAGTGGATTACATCTAAATCAGGCGTTTCTTGTTCATATTGGGTAAGCATATTTCCCGTTACATTAAACGCCCACATCGGTGCTAACACGGCTTCTTGCGGAATGTCTTCAATCTCATAAGGGCAGGCTACCCAAAACATTGTAAGCGCGTGTAAAGAGTTAGCCTGCGTCCACGCATCGACCAGCATATTCGTTACGTGGTCGTTCATCTCCGTCAATAAAACTTCCGTGATCGTCTGCGTGTTCATTTCACGGTCAAGATAGACGGTACCGTCTTGTTTACGACACACGACACCGGTCTGAATATTCCACTTCCAACGCTCAGCTCTAAGGCCTTCCTCTTGCACCTTTGTGATCGGCACAACCTTTTTTAGTCTGCGGTTATACACCAGTGTGCGTGGAGTCATAGAAGTTCGTAGTTCCCCGTCAACTACCTCACGTCTATCGACGATATTACATACCATCAAGTCTTTTATTTCAGTCGCCAGCATCCGTCTATAACGTTGCTTATGATCGACCTTAACGACCTTCCCGTCTTTCCGCCGGTTCTTACTCTTCGCCATATCGCCACCTTAAATAAATTCGAATGTGATGCCGTCAACTAATTGAGCAAATTCTTTAATTACTTGGAATGGACACATTTTCTCAACGCTAACATATTTCTTTACAATAGGGCCTAACTCCTCTCCCATCAACCGTCGAAACACCATGCGACTGTCCCCAACCGCCACGCCATCGTGCATCGTAAAAATACCAGGTTTCTGTGAGTTGTCTTGAGTTTGTATCCCGGCTTTAAACGAAGCCATCGCTACTACTTCGGTCAGCTTAATATTTACCAGTAACGAACACGCGTCGAAAATTATTTCCGCCATTCTTTTGTAGGCTTCTTCGCCTTTTAGCACTATTGAATTACTCATTTTTAAATCTCCACATTTTCTGTCCGAATAGCTCGGATCAGATCTTCAATATCAATATATACTTGGCGCATTACGTCTTTCGCAGGTGCGCCACACCATTCCGGTAACACGACTAAGCGTGTCCCATCTTTCGCCGTCATCCACGCATCCGTTGGGCTTTGCATTGCGTGGTTATACCACTCAGCGAAACTATCAAACCCATACAATGGCATAAGGTCTATTGCCTCAATAAATGTCGCCATAAACACACGCTTACAGATAAACTCATGAGTAGGCATCTTAAGCGACAGCGATTTATTTGTAATACTACGTAAGTAGGAAAGAAACGACGCTAATCCGCAACCTACGCGATTGTTTCCGCCAACCCATTTCTCAGAAGTTGGGTAGTAACTCACGCTAAACCCTCTGCACCGAATCAGGTAGTGGTAGCCATAATTCTTAGCTTCGGCTTTAAACCCGTAAGGTCGAATCTTTTCATTAAATTGTTTAAGTGTTAGGACTTTCATGCTTACACCATCTTTTTTGCTATCTTATAGAGGGCCTCAAAATCTCCATCTCTCAGCCCCTCTACGGTTTTTACATTCAGGTAAGCTAGATCATCTATCCGCTTACCCATCAACACCCACACTACCACCCGACCTTTATAATGCACTGCCTTAAACACACACTCTCCGTCTTGCATCCATGGCTCACCGTGTAGAAAGCGATAGCGGTCTTTTGTTAAGTGGCGTTGGAACAGGATATACTCCCGCCCCGTTCGCTTGTTAACTTTTACCCGATAAGGTAGCCAGTTATTCATCCTTTACGCCCTTCAACCATTTCCCTAACGCTTGGTAAAGTTTTTCTCCCTCAACGGGATCAAGCTCGAACTCAAATTTATCTTTACCAATCGTAAAGTAACGTGTCATGGTAATAACAAACAAATCATAGTCTGCTTCCCACTCTAAGCTTTTATTGCCGTGTATAATACGCATAGTTTTACACCTCTACGGTCAAATCAATAAAATTAAAGCCATTCGGCATCCAACGTAATAGCGCAATGCGAATATTATCGATTAGCTTTAAAGTTAACGCATACGCCTTGTCTCCCGTCTCCAAATTAACTACTAATAAATATTCACCGAAAGCATTTACCGCTTTCATCAAGGCTTCGTACGCATCGCCTGCGACAAGATCACGAGTATATCGGTTTAGCGCAATGTGTTGTAATGAGCTTAGCCCTTGACCGCTTAGCCCAACACCATGATTATGTTCGTATTCATGCAACGCCATGAACATAGTAGAAGGCGCAAAAATCATTTTGCCAACTTCCATCTGATTGCATACATCATCTAACAGCCATGCTGCATATCGTAAAAATTCATCGTTTTCTACCAGCGCTTGTACCTCAAGAACTAGCGTCGAAACGCCCTGCTCTTGTTGTAAATCTTTATAAGCTGCACGAAATGATAATAGACTTCGTTTCCAATCACTGTCCTGGTTAACTAAGCAACGGTTATAATGCCACGTAATTTCTTGCATGAAATTTAATAAGTTCATACTTTTTCTCCTATGTTTATTTATTGAAAATCTTTCGCACGCCATCCGTACGCTAGCGGAAGCCCGACAACTACCTGCACCATGTCAAAGTGTCCCATGCCCTCTTTTGCGAACACGGCAGGTTTACCACTGGCTACCATGATGCGGATCATATCCATCAACTCAGGATTCACCGTCTCTTCGGTGTAACGCCCTAACGTCCAGCTTTCTTTGTCTCTACCTTTCCCATACTTGCGACAAGGAATGCTTACCTCAACTTTATTCCCATAGTCTTTTACGTGGTAGTACGTGTCCCAAATGTCGAACTTCACCGGGATACTATCGATCTTAGGTTCGTTCATCTTAGTAACTCCCGTAATAGTCCCAAACCTGTTCATCCAACGTGCGGTAGTCCGCATTGCGGGGCAAATTCTTCTCACACCAAGACTGGATACGCCCTTCAATTTGTGCCAAGTCTTCCGCCGTCAACTCACGATCCCATTGCTCCTCATCCACAGCATCGCTTACCTGCAATAAATACTCACCGTAGATATAAACCAACATATTGGCAATTTTATCCGGCTCAATTTCCGTATTCGTCGCACCGAAATTATCAGTCTCATACTTCCGCACTAATCGGATCGCACTAAACACGCCTACACGTTCGCACGCATCTTCCGCAACACTTGTATAAGTAAAGGCTACGTCTTCATTGAACAAATAATTATGTAAGTCGCACCCATACTGCCCCTCAGCTTCGCTTAAGCGGTCATTAATTAACTCAATCATACGTAAAGCGATTTTGTCTTCACCGCCTTCACCGCCACCAACAATTAATCCTTCTTCGCTAATTTTAATCATTTTGATTTCTCCTAGTTTCTTAGACTTTCAGCCTTGATCGTAAAGTAAATATATGCGCCGTTATCGAACGGCTCATCGCTTAAAAATTTCGCCCAATCGGCAGCATAGCCGAAAATAATATCCACGTTTGCGCCTGGCGCCTTCAAAACAGACTCAACGTCTTCATAAAACGGGTTAAGCTGGTCGTACTCTTTCCCCTCTAACGCACGCAAGCCCTTCAACTCCTGCTCAGATAGCCCGTGTTTACTCACGGCAACTAATACCTCTTTCATTTATGGTTCCCCTCCAACCTTTAATTTACTGCATAGAAATTATCTACATAATCCGGCTTATTACGACAGGAACTCAACACGAAGCCGATCACGTGATGCCGTTGCTTTTTGTATTTGGCGATGATTTCTTCACCGCATAACACCATATTCTCACGGGATAAGCGGTTATCTACCCAAAAGATCCCATCAGTTCCCAATTCCGTACAAGGTTTTCCCTTCAAGTCTGTAGTCACCGCCATAATATAAATTCTATCCATGTCCTATACCTCCACCCATTCCAAAATAAAGCCACCTGAATTCGCATTGCTAATCTTATGGATCGTTACGCCTTTTTCCGCTCGTAAATAACTTTCATACAAACTAGCCTCCCCGAAAGAACTAAAAAACTTTTTATTCACCTTCTTAGAGTCTCTTACTTTCTCTAATTTATCGGCAGGCGTTTCATATTCCCCCTTTGCTTTAATCGTGAACACGTCTTTATAAGGATCAACTACGTCATAATCCATCAGCATAATTCGAAAATGTAAAAATTCCGTGTTCTTATCTTCACGTTCACGATCCCACAGATTACAGAATGCCTCCAACATCTTGCGATACACAGGATCGCCATCGGGCAGTAACGCACCTTCCGGCAGGTCGATAAATTCACAAGCCGATCCACGTCGCCCATTTTTACGCCCTTCAATCGTGAACGCCATGCGCATCGCCTTCTTACCGCACACCGATACTAAACGGCTGCGGAGGCGGATTTCTCGTTCAATTTGTAACGGATACGCTAGATCCACCACGTCAACATTAATCTCATAAGATTTCTCATACATTTTTCTGCTCTTCCTTATCTGTTCTTTAAGTTAAGATCTAACGACTGGCGACAAAGTTGTTGCCCACGGAACGCCCAATCCTCAACACCGTAAGGCGTGAATACGTGAACCCATACACGTTCAGCCCCAGGGTATTTTGTGCGAATGTCTTTGAGTAACTTCTTCACCTTTCTGCCCGTCAACGGGTAGCGGTTATTCCAAAATTTCCGTACACTACCCTTACCGCCGAAAGGCGCAAAAAAGATTGTTATCATCGTGTAGTATCCATTTGCTTCGCTCATTTCATATTCTCCACTTTTCTGCTAAATCTTAAAAATCCACTCTTAGGCAAGTAGCCCTCACGCACGTTACGGAGGCATCGGTTAGCGATGCCTCGTAACTCTCTATTCTTGATCGCATCGACGAGGCGTCTTTTTAGGCGAACATAACGACCTCGACGATCCGGGAAAACTTCCACTGTGAACGCATCCGTCAACTGTGCTGGCCGGGCGGTTAGGTCGTGAACTTCTTTGTTTACCTTGCACTTAAATCTATCATTCTCCACGATCGCATGGTAAAAATCTGAATACATATCTAATACATTTAGGCGCACTTGCCGCCCTTCGGCTAATTTTTCATTCAGTGCTACCATCATAAAAAAGCCTCGATCGCTATAAAATTGAACTTTCGCCATACGGTTGCCGATAATTCTTAAAACGTGAATATGCTTAGTCATTTGCCTTACTCCCTTATAAATAACAGTCCATCCAGTCCCGACGCTCTACCGCCTTGCGTGGAATGTGGCGGTCTAACCATCTGCGGATCTTGCGTTCTGCTTTAATCCAACACGGCAACGCAAGATCGGCTAACTCATAAACGCCAATGTAAGAGCGTGGATTCCCATTAACATCATTAGATAAACGGGTAAAACGTTGTTCTTGATCGTAAGTCATTTTGTTTGCTCCTATTTGTTTGCTTATCAAGTGTCAGCATTATCGCTTTTTATGCTCTACTTGTCAACACTTATCTATAAAAAATCTAATTATTTTTCAGCTTTCGCCATGCGATCGGCGACCGATAACACTTCCAAAAGAGTGGCACGTTTTGAAAAATCAGTTTTTTGTTCACCGACCATTAAACGGATAACTCTAACACCACGCCTCTAATTCTTAAAAATTTAAACATCGCTAGATCTCCTATACACTAACTGCTATCGCACCATACGATCGCTTTACGTGACCTATTATAGCGGATCGTTTTATGTTGTCAACACTTAAAAACTAAAAAATTAATAAATCCTCATTCATACGGCGAATTTTTAAACAGATTTAGACCGTCGGAAAACTTGCGAAAATGCAACACTCGATCGTTATATTTACATCACTTTTTAGCCTTTCGGTGGGGCTGTTCAAAAAATCCTAAAAAGGCACTAAAAGAAACCAAAAAGTGAAAAATAATTCCCATGAAATCAACGACTTATGAGCAAATTTTGCTTTTTACTTTCTTTGTGGGGCTGTTTGACCGCTGTTTTTTACCGATCCGAGGGGGGTTCGACGTTTTCCGAAAGTGACAGGGTAAAGGCGACCACCTGGGTCGGCAGGTTGAGGGCTCCCAGGCTGCCCGGCTCTCCGCC